CAACATCAACAAGAACACAACTTGCAAATTGACGAAGTGGCGTTCTAACTCCTGCCATGATGGGAGTTGGAATGTTGATTCTGTGTTTTGAGATTGCGTCGTAGTATCTTTTGACATATGAAATTCTAGTTTCTTTTGGATATCTAGCAAAAATAGTAGCAGCAATCATCATATACATGAACTGGGGAGTTTCATATACTTGACCACTACTACGGTCCTGAACCAAATACTTATCAACTACTTGTCGAAGACCTGCATAAGTGAATAGATAATCTCTACTATGCTTGATATAACTACCAAGTTTATCAAGTTCTTCTTCTGTATAATTGGTTAAAATTTCTGCATCATACACTTTCAAATTCACACAATTTTTAATGTGGTCTATAAAAGCAGGATGGTCTTGAATTTTACCATATAGAGATTTACGAATAGAAAATAAAAGTAATCTTGCCGCAACAAACTGATAATTAGGATGTTCGAGGTCAATCAAATCAGATGCAGAACGAATCAGAATCTCTTGAATTTCTGCCGTTGTAATTCCATCATAAAATTGAATGCCAGACTGCATCTCAACTTGTGATGCAGAAACGCCGGAAAGGTCTCTACAAGATTCTTCAACCATCAAATGAAGTTTATTCAAATCAAGAGGTTCTTTTGAACCATTCCTTTTTATTACCTTAGTCCCGTTGCTCATACTCGTTTCCATCCAATAAGTTTTGCTTTTGCTTCTAGTCCCATATAAGTATTTTCCTTGATGATTTTTGATGCATCAATTCCTGAAAGGATCATATCATTGATATCTTTTTGTTTCAAGTCATTTGGCCAAATGACAATTGGAAGTCGCATTTCTATTGCCTTTTCCATTCTATCAACAATCTGTTTATTTCGTTTTTCATTATCATAAACCATCACAAAGTCTGTTTCAAAGTTAGATAGAAAAAACATTTTGTCGATGTCCGCACCAACCATAGCAATTGAGTTATCTAAAAACATACTATCAATTGGTCCTTCAACAACATAAACAGTTTTTTTGTAATCTGGTTTATCCAAATTATAAATTTTTGGCGGTGCATCATCAAGAATAATTGTAATATACTTTACTTTTGAGTTTTTATTTAAACTACGACCTTGAAATCCAAATATTTCTCCTTTATTGATTAAAGGAATAATAATTCGTGGTTCGTCATATTCTACTTTATCAAAGGTATGTTTTTGAGTATTAGTCCATTCTTTAAACTTCTCGCAAAAATATAGTTCGTCCAAATAGTGTTTAGGTATTTTTCGGTTTTCTAAATATTGTTTTGCAAAGTGTTCTTTATTTAGTTGCGAAATCAAAGGTAGGTCGAAATATTTTTTAATAATTCTAAGTTTCGGAGTTTCATTTTTAGGTTTTATTTCTACTTTTTTCAATCGTGGACCAGTTTCTTTATACTTCTCTAGAATGTACTGGTCGTGTAAAGATGGGTCTAAATCTTTTAGAAAGGTTGAAAAACTTACTGACTTCCCACAATTGAAACATTTATAGTTATAAGATGTTCCAATTTGATATAAGTTTCCTCGTTTCTTTGATTGGGATTTCTTACTATCCCCACAATACCAACAACGAAATTCGTAATTTTTAGAATTTTTTTGGGTAAACTTATCCAATCTAGATGAAATTAATCCAATATACTTAGTATCAATAAAAGACATTACAAGGTAAGATTCATCACGTATTACTTTATGGCAAAGTCGATACTAAGTCAATTATTTTGCAATATCAATATGTTTTGGTGGAATGGTATTTGGAGCAGTTAAAACCGGCATTTCTAGCTTTGAAACAGCAGTAGCTATTATTGTTACTATTGTCACTACAAATCCCACAACTCCTACTGCAATCCATCTAACTTTAGATAGGTCTTCTATCTTAGATTCAATTCCTTCTATTTTTTTTATAACTTTATTATATTCTGTATTATTTTTTTCTTCAACTTCTTTCAACTTAACTAAAGTAGAACTATCAGACTTATTTGAGACTTCAATTCTTTCTTCGTGAATTGCAAGCATTTTTGAAATGCCTTGACTTGTTTCACTTATTGCTCTAATCGCATCTTCAATCTTATTAAGCATTTGTTCATACACCGAAAATTTTTCTTCAAGAATCGCAACTCTAGTATCAACTTTTTCGTTTTTGTTGAACATTTTTTCCTCTCCGGAATAAAGCTTTATAAGGGTCTGGTAATTTTTTGTATTTGTTTTTTCTAAAGTCAATCGGTGGTTCTGTTAGAGGACCTCCTAGTGTTTCTGGTGAAACGTGGGTCGTAGGAACTCCCATATTTCCCCCATCTTCATTTATATAAGATTTAATCAAGTTTCGAATATGATTGAAGGTGCGGTCGTTCATTAGATATTATTTAAATAATTAAAACAGTTTAAATCTATTTGAATATCGTGAAGTTCAGACTTTGGATATTCAGGAAACCTTCCAAGATATGCAACAATTGTTTTTATGATAGACCAATACTCACAATCTATCATATAAAATAACAGAGGGGTTGTTGCATCACCAAATATATTATACAAAATTAAAAAATGATTAATGAGTAAATGAACATTCAAATCACCATTTAATTTATATTTTTTAAGCAAACGCTTAATCCACTTAAATCTTTTTAAATCATCATAAAAATCATCTTCAGTAACTGCTTGTGGATTTTCGTAATGCTTTATTGCAAATATAATATAATTTTCATCATTCAACTCATCAAATCTCATATTAATATCAAGCAGTTACAGTAAGTTTTGCAGATGATGAAGTTGCAGTTGCTCCACCAGTAGATGTAATAACAACTTTATATAGGTTATTATTTGCACTTAGTGGAGGATTAGTAAGAGTTAATGTAGCAGTTGTTCCATTGGAGTAAATTCCACCAGATGCATTACTGTAAGAAGTTCCACCATTAGTAGAAACTTGCCACTGATAAGTAAGTGCTGCTGCAGGGGTTACAGATGCAGTTACACTGAATGTTCCGGTGCCAGTTGTAGCAATTCCAACTGAGGTAGGTTGTGAACTAATGGTAATCAGTCTATCGGGGAACACAGTGTCATCATCAGCATCTCCTGGTGCAGAATAAGTTGCTGCGGTATTTGAAGTAATTCCAGACATCGCAACAAGAACTTCACTCTTAACTCTTAAATTATTATCAGCATCCATATAAGTATGAATACCCACCCATCCTGAGTGGGCTAGTTTATATTTAGTTCCAGAAGTTCCAGCTTGTGTCTGTGCTTCATATTCATCTACACCATAAACTTTAGTAGATTGACCAGGTGAAGTGGTTGTAATTCCAGCATAATTGGAATCAAACATAGTAAATTTTGGCTTTTGCGAGATGGCATATGAAGCACCTGCAATAGTAGCACCGGAAAGATATCTGGTGGTTGCAATATAAAGTTCAGTATCATTGGTAACTGACTTAATTACACCTTCTCCAAAAGTCCCACCGGCTCCAATAGTAATTACTGCACCAGTAGTAATCCCAACTGCAGTAAACGAAGTTCCAGCTCCAGTGATTCTACCATCACTATATCTTACAGTAACTGTTCCTGGTGAGTAAATACTATCCGATTTTCCCCAAAGAGCCATTTTATTTTCCCCGTATGTTTTATAAGAGTATTTATAAAAAATGGAGAGCATAAAACTCTCCATCTATATTGTTTATTTTTGTAATTTAAGGAGTTGGGTCTGTTGCTCCACCCTTAATTGCTTTTTGACGAATTTGCAAAAGAACAAATGAAACAAGTCCATTTGCTTTTATTTTTGGATTTGCACCAAGAAACTCAGAAAGAATCAAAAGAATTGTCATAATTGCGGCTTGATTTGCATTATAAAATGCTAAAAGTGCTGCGATTGACATAATGACCTCGTATGAACTATAAGTATTTATAAATTAGCACTTCCATCTTCGTCTTGCGGCTAGTCCTCTTTCACCGTGCCATTTTCTACTACGAGCACAAAAACTCTTACGACGTTTTGCTGCCTTAGACCCAGGTTTTACATCACCAGTAACAGGTGCTTGAAGATGCGAACCAGTTGCAAGATTGTATTTGTCCCTACCTTTTTGAGTAAGTCCACCACCTCTTTCAACTGAAAGTTTCTCACCCCTGCCTACAGATAGAACAGGTCCTTCCTCTTTAATCACTCGTTTTTTTTTACTCTTTTTCTTTGGTGGGACTCGTATACCCGATTCTTTCATTTTTGCAAGAAGACCTGAAGTTCTCGGTCTTCTAGTATTATCAAAACTTACTGAAGTAGTATCAAGAGTTCCTTTTGAATGTTGCCTAAAAGTCTCATTGTCTTGACTTTCATTAACAGGTTCAGTTTCCCCCATCATATAATCCGCAACAGTATCAATATGGTCTACTGCTTTTGTGATTTTAGATTGAACCCACGCAGGCAGTTGTTGATTATTTGATTTTATTTTTTTACGAAGTGATTTAACTGCTCTTTCAATTGTAGAAAGTTCATTACGAGCCATTCCTCCTTCACTATCAACTTCTTCAATAATAGTTGGAAATAAAGTAATTTTATTTATTCCTGTAAATACATTTACAATTCTACCATTATCGTCCTTTTTCTTCTTTCTTCTTATATCTCCTAGTTCGCAGAGAAACTCTTCCCTCCAACAAGAGTATTCTTCATTAGTAGACTTATCAAATTCAGATTGCTTAAAATCATATTTTTTCTTTGGCATTCTGTTTAATATTTCTCTCTGCCTAATACTTTTATTTGCTCGTGCCATTTGCCCCAAAGTCCTACCCGCTGGAGGTAGCCTTGGTTGTGTCATCGAAGTTTTTATTTCTGCAGATTTCTCTTGTGCCTTTTTAGTTCCCGCTTCAATTTGAGCTTTTCTTTTCGCCTTTTGTCTTTTTTTTATATTGTGAAAAAGTGCAGATGCACCAGCTTTAGCAACTCCACCTACAAGAGACGCAGCGTTCCCTACTAACTTTGCGCCAGCAGTAGTGTCAGAGTCTTTATGAGATATCCTCTGAATTTTGATGTTTTTAAGTGGTTCGGTTATTCTACCCTTCTGTTCATTTGTTCTTCGTCTTCTATCTTTTTCCAAAGATTGGGCCTGCTGCCATCTTAATCTTTCTTTTTTATATGCTAAAGTATCTTGTTGATATTTACGATATTTTTTAGCATTCTTAGATCTTTCCTCTGCTTTTGCTTCTCTTTCATCTTTTCTTGCAGCGGCATCTCGCTCTCTCTTCAACACTGAATCTGGCTTATCAAAAGGACCTTCGAATAGTAATTCTTCTCTCCAGTTTGCCATTTTTATTTTGTAGAACATTTACTATTCATATTTAGTTTTTTCTTAGGCATAGTTTCTTTAATTTTAACTCCAGTATAAGAAACTACAGGTTGACCTGGAGTCATACTTTGTAATTTTTCACGATACTTATCAGTTCCAACTTCATAAACTGCTTCTCTTATATTTTGCAACCAAGATTTAAACATCACTCCTTCATTAGTTACACAGATAAGATAGTTAGTCCCACGACGAAGAACTCTTCCTTGAAGTCCTGTATTTAAGTTTTCTATAATACTACCGATAGGATATAAGTTATTTATTTTATAGTTCATCCTCAACCCTTCCATATCAAGTTCAGGGGCAATTCTCCATAAATCATAACTTTCTCCAAGTTGCATAGCATTTGCAACTGAATTGAAAAGTTCTTCTTTATCAACTCTTTTCATACGGGTAGGAAGATTGGCAGAGAACGATTCAAAGTTTCCTTCTGCTACTGCTGCTCTTAGTTGTGCAGAAGAACCAGCACCACCAACATCACTGTCAGGGTCTTTCACTCCCGCAGGAATAACTTCAATTGTATTAAATTGATAGGTTTCTCCTTCTCCCCTATGAGCTAAACTTTGAAACTCTCCAACTCTATCTGAACCTACAACTACTTTTACATCGGTAAATCCGTCATTTGATAAACTTGTAAGAACATCAAACAAAGTAGTTGTATCACTATTGTCTATAATATAATCTGCATACTCGGGATACATTGTCCTCATATACTTTATCTTGAGTGTGGGATTGAGAGGATTGGTCTCTTTATCCTCAATACGACTTGGGTAGATGCGATATTCTGACCCATTATTTTTTGCTTGATTAAATCCAAATTTTAAAAGTTGTTCGTGAGCCTTTCCTGGAGGATTAAATTTACCAAGAACTACTACTATACCTTTACCTTGCTCTTGTACCTCTGGTTGTTGTTGAACTTGAGGTTGTTGAGATGTAAGTGCTGGTTGGGGTTGTTTTTTAGTATCTTTTTTAATAGATTTATCTTCAGCACCTTTATTGTCTCTTCCTTTAAATACTTGAAGTTTACTACCTATAGTTTTGGCTACTAACTTACCTTGATTGTCATACCAATCTCCGTGCCCATCCCCTCGCAATCCCATTTGTTTTGCTTGGGACGATGCGATTGTCTCTAATGCTTCGGATATAAATTGACGAAACGACTTCATATTATTGAGTTTTTAAATATTTATAAATTTTATCTAAAGCATTTATATATTTATGCCTAATAATAAATGTGTGAGTTTTATTTACAAAATCAATAGTAAATCATAAAGTCTATTATATTACATCAAATATCTCCTTCGTCCCTATGTTCGGAGTAATATGCATCAAAATTTCCTCCAGGATATCTTTTATACAACTTGTCAATATTGGTTTGAATGACTTCATCAAATGAAACTTCAAGAGCAATGCAGGCTTGTGCCACATACCACATTGTATCACCCAATTCTTTAATAAGATGAGTTCGAGTTTCTTTATCCCACGGCTTTCCTTGAAAAATCATTTTTTTTACAATTTCAAGAAATTCTCCACCTTCTGCGTTGATACCAACTCCTGAAGTTAGAAGTCGTTCAATATTTGCTCCCTTTTCATCTAACTCAACCATACGGTCAGAAAGAGCAAGAAAATCTTTAGATGCATCAGAGGTTACTGCATCTACGAATTCTTGGTATTTAATGAAATCAATACGTTTTGTCATATCAGAATTTAATATCTTTGAATTTTGTTGTTTTGTCTTCTTTAAAAGAATACTCGGGTTCTAATACTTCGTCAAGTGCTTCCATCTGTGCATTTTGTTCCACATCATATAGTCGCATCTTATTCCTATCTAAACCTACTACAAATCTTTTATACTTAGAAACATCATTATCTCTATTTTTAATTTGCTTAAACATAATTTGTCCTAGTTTATCAAGTTCTTCGGTTTTAATCATCGCAACAATCAAATCCACAGTTGCAACTGTTCCGAAACTTTCTGATGTATCAGTCATATCTGGGTCACTTGTAGTTGCTCCACTACGGGTCATCTGTGTAGAACTAAACACAGGGACCTTATATTCGACAGCAAGTGCTCTGAGTTCCTCAGAGATACTTTTCACATAGGTGTATGAGTTAACTCCGGCATTATTTTTATATCGACTAGAAGCACAAATATTCATATAGTCAATAAAAATAATATCAGGATGGAAATGCTTCTTCAAAGATAGTTCATTAAGAAGTGCTTTGAAGTGACCTACGTGTGCAGAAGAAGGAGCATATTCTTTGATAATCAGTTTACCGTGAGTTTTCTTTGCCATCTTTACAACTTTACTTTCAAAAGAACTCTTGGAAAGTTTATCAATCTCCGAAATATTCACATTCAATAGATTTGCGTCAATACGTTGTGCGATTTTTTCTTCTGACATTTCAAGAGTGATGTAAAGCACATTCTTACCTTGAGCTAAGAATGCTGAAGCAAAAGAGCACATCGCAAGTGATTTACCTACATTAGGACCTGCTAGAATAAGAGATAATGTTTTTTTACATAGTCCTCCACCAGTGATTTTATTGAAATACTCAAGGTCAAAAGGAAGTCTTTCTTCACTTCGGGTATAATACTCATAACGTCTTTCATAATCATCAATATAATCGTGACCAATATGGTCATCAAATGATATTGACAATGCCTCCTGAAGAATACCAGGAATTGCATCTCTACCTTTCTTATCGTCCCCACCATCTGCAATCTTAATACTTTCCATTAATGCAAGATAGATTGCTCTATCTCTGCACCACTTCTCAGTAGTGTCCATCAACCACTCTAAATCTACGTGACTATCATCAAGAATTGAAACATAATCACAAATAGTCTTATATGTGTCTTCTGTAATATCCGTTCTTTTTTCTGCTTCAATTAAGACTACTTCTTTAGTTGCAAGGTCTTCATAAGCTACAATAAACTTACTAATTTCTTCAAATACTACTCGTTCGTGCCGATTATCAAAATAATCAGGATTGATAAAAGGCAATACTTTTCTACAAAAATCATTATTGAATAACAGATTTCTAAGAATAGTTGTTTCAATTTTTTCCATTATTTAATAAGTTAAGGATTACGTTTGTGTTCAGGAACATCAAATACGAAAGTAATTCGTATATTTTCCCCTATATTTTTTGCACTATGTGGCATTTTATTGTTAAACCAAAAAAGAGTTCCTGGATTTACAACAATCATTTCATCTCCCACAGTATACTCATACACTCCTTGAATGGAAAGATGGTATCTGTCTTTTGTAAGATAATAAGTTCCTTCATCAATGTGAGTTCCAACAATTTCACCAACAGGCAAAGCAAGAAAAGCACAACGACGTATTTTTTTAAAATAAGTTTTTAAAAATTTAAAAACCTCTGTATGTTTCTCATATGCCGGGGTTTGAATACAAATTTCAGTATCACCAACATACTGTCCTTCTTTTTCTATTCCACCCATTATCAGTTGAAGAACATCAACCGTAACAGTATATTTTGTTGGGTCAAGTTGTTCTATTTTTTTATCTTTAATATTCTTTTGCGAACCCCAATCTTCTGGATATTGTTTTATTTGTTCTAAAATTTTAGATACATCAATTCCAGTTTTTATAACTCGAATATTTTTCATTTATAATGAAGATAAGTATGAAGTAAATATTTTGCGTTACTTACAGGGGGTTCTGCTTTATGTGGAAACATCCAAAATGGAGGAAACATCACAAGTGTTCCTTTCTTTGGAGTGACTGAAAAATCTTTAAATCTTGTCTCTCCACCTGTTTCCACGTCATTCAAATACCAAAAGAAAGAAAGAAATCTTCTCGCAGTTGCGTGATTAACTACATCAACGTGTGTATCAAACTTATCTATACCATCGTTATTATATCTTTTAATTCTAAACTGCTCGAATGCGTGAGTTTCAGGAAAGACACGAGCATCAGCAAATTCATAATACTTATTTTTATACTCAAAAGTTTTATGAATTAGATAATTATGAACGTTATTTACTTCTTCATTTAACTTACAATTTTCTGTAAGATTGAATTGAGTAAATTTTTGCTTTCCATCATTATCAATTTCTTCATATTTATCTGGAACTTGGTCAAATAAACTAATAAGAAACTCACAAATATTAGGTTCTATTGCGTTCTCATAAACGTGAATAAAATCATTTAGTTCATCCATAAGAAAATGCACCTTTAGCAATCACATCAAGTTTTTCCATTACCTCTTCGGTAAAATATTTTTCTGGATTTTTTAGAATTTCTTTAGCATAAATCTTCTTACCATCCATTTCATAACGTCCTGCGATGTTCTTCCACATACCACCTAATTCGCCAAGTTCAAGCAAACCATAATATCTATCAAGACCACGCTCATCATAATAAAGACGTACTTCAACTTCCTGATTCTCCTTACTTAAACGCGACTTAGCAGTCTTTGCCTTGATAATGTTTCCAATGACTTCTGTTCCATCTTTCTCCTTTTTCTTCGAGAGATGAATAATGGTAGAAGCAGCGTACTTAAGACCACTGCCACCTCCCATCTCTTTAGTAGGAACATAAGCACCGATAACATCGTAGGTATGATTTGTAACGATCATTGGAATGTTTGCTTGACCAAGTTTTAAAGTGAGCATACGGAATGCACCTTTAATCAGTTGAGATTTGGTCATATCTCTAACTTCTTTATCATTCAGAGCATCATTAATCTCCTTACTGGTAGAAAGCATACCCAAGGAGTCTAACACAAACATACAAGGACTGCGTTCTCCTTCAGGTTTTTTCATATACAAATCAACTGCCTTTAGTGCCTTACCACGAAACTCTTCAACTGTAACCACATTGACCACAACCAATCGAGTTGTGTCAATGCCTCTGCTCTCCAGTAAGGATCGTGTGATTGCAGCTTCAGTATCAAAGTACAAGCAGTATCCAGTAGGATTATTATCAAGGAAATTCTTGACCACAGCCAAACTAAAGAAAGTTTTTCCTGTAGAACTTTCCCCTGCGATTGCAGTAATCTTGTTACCAGATACACCACCAAAGATGCTACCACTAACAAGAGCATTAAATATGTACGAACCTGTGTCCACAAAAGTTTCAGTTTCATCAATATCTGCTGCCAGTTGTGTGTATTCTCCACCAATTTCTTTTACAATGTCTTTAAGAAAGTCCATTAACATTCTCCTGTTGATATTTTAATTTAAAATGATATGCCCATAACTTATTATAAAGTTCAGGATGCTTGTATTTCAAAGACTCTATAATAAATTTAAGTTCTTTTTCTATGATTGGTAACTCCATATGAGTTTATGCATAAAAGCTTGATAAGTTTACAGTTTTTTCCGTCTTCCATCCAATTGCATCCAAAATAATCTTCAAAGGTTCTAAGAAAGATTTATTAAACTGAGTAGTATAATCTACATATTTTTCCAGTCCAAGTTCCTTTGGAAAGTTTTGAATGAAGCAGATTACATCTTGATGAATAGGATTTGGAAGTTTAAGAGCACAGTATTTAATCTTCTCTCCATTATTGATGATTGGGTACTTATTGTCAAGTTTATTCTTTTTTATATAATAGTTATAAAGTAAAGTTCCTCGAACGTGCATAGGTGTTCCTTTTGTGTAAATAGTCACATTTGAACTATAAGTTTCAAGATTGTTTACTGAACGAGGGAATGATATTTGCTCAATTGAAAAATTCATAAATTTTTCTTTACATTCTTGGATATACTGTATCATATCCTTCTCAGTCTGGTTCATCATAATAGGTACAGCCTCTTTAATCATTGTTCTACAAACCGCAGGAGTAGATGACTTGATTGCCTCAAGACCTTTAATTTTTACCTTTGGAGTTTCATATCGAACTCCTTCATTATCCCAAACATTTAGAATGTACCTTTTCTTTTTAGTCCAAATTGCTCTATCACAAATTGCCTCTCTTTTCATATAGAGAGAATTATTATATGCATTAGTATAATCAGAAAGTTCCTGAAAACATTTATTAATGAAATCTTGAAATGTGGTTCCACAAATTTTATCTAAAAAATCTACAATCTTTTCCTTTGTGGGATTTTTATCTTTAAAAACTTTATCTACCAAAGGTCCAAAATTTAAGTAATTACTATCAGTATCAAGTGCAATAATAAAATCTTGATTTTTAGTTCCTACAATTTTATTTAAATAAGCATTCAATCTACTCTCAATCCATTTAATAGTAGTTTGTCCAGAAAAAGTAATTGCTTTTGCATTCTCTAATTTATAATACCTAAAATATTGATTTCCCAAAGCACCATAGAGACTGTTTAAACAAATTTTTAAGTTTTGCTGAAGATTATGATATTTTGAAATTGTATTCCGAAGTTCTATTGAAGGATTATTTTCATATTCTTGCTCTGCCTCAAGCATCTTTTTCTTATAGAGTTTCCTCTCATTGAACATCTTTTCAGTCAGTTCAGGGAAGAACCCACGAATGTCTTTACGATACATCGCACCATTTGGGCACACTGTATAATCAGAATATGATTGCGTATCTACAGTTTGGTCTAGAACTCCCTGAATGGTGATATTAGGATGACGTTTTTCCATATAAGTCTCTGGACTGATGTTATACATCATCAATAAAGAAGGATATAGTGATGCTAAGTCAAAACTTACAACCCAATCATACATTCCTGGTTTGGGTTCTTTTACATAAGCACCTGGAAACTTTTCCGTTTTACTTGTGATTTCCTTTGGAGGAACTGCGATATTTCTCTCTCTTAAGTAGTTATAAGTAATCGCATCCCACATTCGGACTTGATAGAATACATCAGTATAGTTCGTCTTTGCGTTATATGCCATCATAATACAAAGCTCAATCAACTTAAGCTTTTGTTCTAATCTGTCAACAAGCTCAACGTCAATTATATTATAACGAACAAACTTATCCCAATCTTTAGTATAAAAGTCTTTGAAAGTATCAAACTCAGAGTGGTCTAACTTTTCCATACCGAGTTCTACTTCTGCAATATGGTTCAAAGCATAACTCTCTCTATTTACATAAGTAAATTTTTTGTAAAGATTGAGATAATCAATGATAGAAATACCAGCAATTTCACACTGAAGTTGAACTCTTCCTGAGATTTCAATCTCTTTTGTTTTTACCACTCCCCACGGGGATAGTCTACGGACTTCTTTATCTCCAAAAATTCTTGTTATTCTACCTACAAGATAGGGAATATCATACAACTCTAGGTTCCATCCAGTAATAAGGTCAGGACTTTCTTCCTCCCAAAATGCTAGGAACTTATCAAAAAGTTCTACCTCATCACTACATTCAATATAAGTTACATCATCTCTTTTATTATCATATGGTTTAACTCCAAAAGTGGTAATATGCTTAGTATTGTAATCTTGAATAGAAATCAAGAGCATTTCTTCAGCACAATCAAATACATTAGGAAATCCCTGTTCAGAGCAAACTTCAATATCAAGAGAAAATAATTTTATCTTTGTTAAATCATACTCAATTTGTTCAGAATAATTGTCTGAGATATATTGGAAGGTATAGTTATCCATTCCATAAATTTTAAATCCTTGAACTTGAGAGTATTTTCTATAAAATTCTCTACAATCGGAAATGGACCCAGGTTGAACTGGTTCAACGCAAATATTATCAAGTGTTTTATAATTACTTTGTTTTTTACTTGGAACGTATAGAGTTGGATAAAAATCTACCTCTTCTTTGAATTTTTCTCCATTTTCATATCCTCTTACTAAAATCTTATCGTATTTTTGATAAGCATTTGTGTAAAATCTCAAACTTCTTCTCCTTCATAAAGTTCTTCAATCTCTTCGTCTGTTTCAACTTCAACTGGAGCAACAGGCTCTACATATCCAGTAAGTTTAATATAGTCTATTTTTAATTCAGTATTAGGAACAAACATCGTAAATATTTTATCCGAATTTATTAAAAATTCAGTCTGTTCGGTATAAGCAACCAAAAGTTTAACTAGTTTATTGTTTAATATTATACAAGGATTGATTAATTTACAATCTACAACACCCACTACATCTGGGTCGATTTCTACTGGAACTATTTCAGATACCAAAATTCTGCCGTCCGTCAACACAATTCCTTCCATATTTACCTCATAATTTCATAATATGCTATCACAAAAAAAAGAGACTGTCAATTCTGGTCTTAGTCAGAATTAGTCTCTTTTTTGCGACAACAATAAATGGGTGTAGCCCCAAATTATTTATTCGTGTTATAAAATTTCATAAACCTTTCTCTTCTGATGTTCTGGAATAACTCTATTTAATTTAATAGTGAGTAATCCATCCTCAAAAGAAACATCTTTAACTTCCACATCATCCGATAAAGTCCAAGTTCTTTTCAATCTTCTTTTTGCTATGCCATTATGAAGATATTCAACAGTATCTTTAGATTTTTTATCTTCTGCTACATCAACAATAAGTATATTTTCTTCTGTAGCTACCCTAATATCATCTTTTTTGTATCCAGCAAGTGCAATTTCTAATCTGAAATCAACACTACTTTCTTTGACCAGATTGTATGGCGGATAGTTAGTATGCGATTCAAACGCAGTATCAAACCTCTTAAACCACTCATCCAATCCAATACTATTTCTTTGAATATCAGCCAGATACTTTGCTGTTTCTGGTACTGAAAGTGTAAGCGAACTTGTTCCAAACATAATAGACCTCCTTAAGCGTCTTTTAGTGATTAATGTCCCCGAAGGCAACATTACTATTATATAACATAAAACCATAAAAAAGAGGGGTGATGAAACCCCCCATTCTATATTCGGATTAGTGCCCTTTATTCTTCGGTCTCAGGTTTTAACTTTTTACCAATAGAATATTTACTTTCAAGCACCCAATCATTTTTATCTTTAAAAGAAAGAACTTTAATTTGATTTAGTGGAGCAATATCTGAAACTGAATCTAGATTTACAATCGTCACAAGACCCCAATCAGCAACTAACTGCACTATACGATTGCGTCTTTGCATATCATTAACTGTAATATTTGCATACTTACCATCAAGAGCAAATAGTTCTTTAAAGTGAGTAAGATAATACTTACCTTGTTTATGAAGAATGTGAACGGACTGGTACAGTTTTTTTTCTTTTCGTGAAGCTACCCCAATACGAGTTAAAGTCTCACGAACTTTAAGAAAATCATCAGGTTCATTTAACAAAACTTCTACCATCATACTAGGAGTCCAGTTCACTTTGGGCTCATTAGAGTTATTCATCGAGTTATTCCACCTATATCAAGTTGTTTCTTTATAAAATTAATTTGGACTTCAGAAAGGAGTTTTAATGCTTGGAGAGCTTTTTCGTTACTATAGTTATAATAAGATTTGATGCATTCCAAATCATCTACTTTTTCTTTTTTAATCCAGGAAGAAAATCTCTTCCTTTTTCTTAGAATATTTATATAAAAATTATATTGCATATCCTTATCAATAAAAAAGTTCTTATTCATCTCATTTGCATACATTAATGTATCATTATGATATGACAAAGATTTATTTACTAGATAAGGTTCATAGGATTTTATATGTTCTAAATCTTCTTCCAATAAATTTTTCTTAGTATCGCTGACAGAGTTCACCATATCCCATACATTATATGTCATAGGAACTCACACTCTCTTACAATTTCAATTAGACAAGCCATAAGATTAATTTCTTGGTCCATACAAAAAGCAGACTGATATTGGTATTTTGCAATCACAAGAATTGCAAATGGTATTGTAGATGGAACAAGTTCAATATAAAGTTCATCATAAATCTGACGAAGGATTTTATTTACTTCGTTATCAAGATTTTCAACTACCCACTTACGAACTCCACCAAAATTATTCTCTTTCATAAGAGAAACTAATTCTTTAATATTTGCATTTGAGGTGGATGCGATTGCACCAATATCTAAATTTCCAGAAGCACTAAACCTTTGCAGTTCGTGTAAAGTTCTACGAAAATCTGGAAAATATTTTTGGACTAGTTGCACTAGAACTTTTTTATCATAGTCAATACTTTCAGTTTCAAGAATATTAATAATTCTTTCAAAGAATGATTTTGCAAGTTTTGGTTTTTCTTTTGATGGAATTGTGAAGTCCAACAAAGAACAACGAGAATGTAGAGCAGGTAAAATTTTATTTTTATAGTTGCAGGTAAAAATAAAAGTGCAGTTATTTTGCAACTTCTCTATAACACCCAGAAGCGCCTTTTGTGCATCGTGAGTTAGATTGTCTGCCTCATCTATCAATAGAATTTTCTTACCATTACTATTAGATAGAGATACAGTAGATGCATAAGTCTGTACTTTATTTCGAATGGTATCAATATACCTTCCTTCTTCCGACCCATTTATCATCATAAAGTCCATTCCCAACTCATTTGCAAGTGCTTTAATGGTTGAGGTCTTACCGATACCCGAAGGACCAGAAAGAATAAGGTTAGGAACCTGTTTAGAGTTCCCAACCTCAACGAAGAAATCTTTTAATCCTTTAGGTAAAATACATTCATTAACGCTTTTTGGAGCGTATTTTTCAACAAATAAGAATTCTTCACGCATAATAAAAATTTATAAATTAAGAATCAAATGAACTGTCACTTTCCAACCCGACAAAATAAGTCAAATCGAAATTCTGATTGATAAACTGAGATACTAGTTGTTCAGAAATAACTACATCATAGGAACCTGGAATAATTTTCAAGTTTTCAATCTTAAAATTCAAACAAAACTCCTTATCAGTTTTACCCACATCAATGGATACTACATTAGTAGTTACATTCTCTTTCTGATGGACTTCAAGTTTAATCTCACCATCTTCTCCAACAACTGACAAATCAGGAAGACCAAACACCGAACTTGCTTTTACTAACTTTTCAAACTGTGCTTCATCAATTTGAAAACACACATCCTGAGACGGTAGTTTCATATCACGGTTCTCTGGTGCGTGAATAAGCATAGATTCAGTCAATCGGTATTTAATCTTATGCTTACCTTGTCGGATATAAACAAATCCTTCAGAAGAAAAGTCTAGTTCAGGACTATCATATAGTTTCAGTCCATTCAGAAACTGGTTCAAATCATAAATTCCAAACTCAGTGTCAAATTCTTCAGTAACAACAGCACTTGCAGCAATATTTCCTGAAAGTGCAATAGTTCGAATTACATTACCTTCTCGAATAAGAATGCTGGGATTAATGGTGGCAAAGTTTTTTAAAATGTTAATCGTATTATCAGAAAGTTTCATAATTTGAGAGTTTAGTTTCATTTGTTTTCAACAAGATTAAGATGATTAATCAAAAGAATAGTATAGTGCAAAACTTTAAACAGGTCTGCTCGTGGAGTTCCTTTGGTATCATATCGGTCAATATACTTGGTTACATTACCAGCACAAAATCCTTCACGACGATTGTGTTTGATTTTATCCAGGGTCTGTTCCGTTCCACCACCAGTCCTATCAACATAATGTTGACTGTAAGTGCCAGAAATATATTCTTCAAGTTGTTTCAGGATTTTGTCTTCGTTGTATTTCCAGAAACCATTAGTATTTGTATTTTCGTTCATAATAATGTTAATCACCTGATGTAGTTTACCAATCAATTGAAAAAAAGTCAAATCAAAACTTTAGAGAACCCATTAATCTTTTTGACTTCCAGCACTCGGTCAAATTTATCAATCAACTCATCTATTCTATGAGAAATCACAAATATATTAGTGTCTTTAATCACATAGTTTAATATTTTTAAAAGATTTCCCGAACCTTCTGTATCTAAAGAACTATCAAAAGTTTCGTCAAGTATCATCAGATTGCAGTTGATTGAGTTTTTCATTTTTGCAATATCTCTCCAAGCAAAAAGAATTGCAAGATTAATCTTTTGTTTCTCCCCTTCACTAAAAGAACCATAAGAAAAATCTTCGTGAATTGGAGTTTTTACATTTTCATTAAACTCTTCGTCAAGAGTAAAATTAATATAAAAGTCCATCATTTGCAAATACTTATTGATTTGTAAATTAAGAAGAGGAAGATATTTCTGCATAATTTTTGTTTTAATTCCTCCATCTTTCATAAGAAGATGTGCAAATTCAAAATAATGCATTATTTCATTACACTTTGAACTATCTCTATCTAAAGCATCTTCATCCTTTATCAAAGAACGAAGAACTTTTGCTTCTTCACTTTGATTTTTTAATTTGTTTGAAGTTTCTTCAATTTCAATTTCAAGTTCTTTTATCTGTTTACTATTACGAAGTATTTGAAATTGTTGATTAGAAATTTCATTATTTAAAGACGTTATATTTCTAGAGAGTTTAGTGAATTCATTTTCTTTAGTTTCCTCTTCTTCTATAACTTGTTCTAGTTCAACGAACCCTCTGGAAATTCCGGATAGTTCATCTTTCAGTTTCAATATCATTTCATCTTTGAACTCAACCTGTAAGTCCTGCTTACAAGTTGGACATACATCGTTATTTTGAAAAAATATCTTATCATCTTCAAGAATAGAAGATTTCTGTTGCATTTTACCCTTAATACCTATAAGTTGTTTAAGTTTTTTAGAAGAAAAAGAAATACTTTCCAGTTCTTGCTGCTTAACTTCTATATCTTTTAATATAGTTGAAATTTTACTATTGATATTCTCACTTTCATTTTGTATTTCAGCAATCTTGTCTTTCTTTTTTGAAATAATCACCTCCCCCTCTTCTTTAAGGGTTTTGATGAAATTTTTTTGCATTTTAATTTTATCAACTACAGTAGATTTGTTGTAAATGATTTCTTGTCTTTTTCTTTCTAAATCTTTAATCTTATCTTTTAAAATCGAATTCATAGATGAGAATATTTTAATATCCAATAGTTCTTCAACTAAGTCTCTACGGTCAGAAGAAGATAACTGCATAAATGGAACAAAGTTATTACTTCCAAGCACAACAACCTGAATGAAGGTCTTATAACTCATCCGAAGTATCGACTGTTCCAAATATTTCTGTTGGTCTTTTACAGATGCAAGTTGGTTCTGAACTATACCATCTACCCATATTTCAAATATATTTGGAGATATACCTCTTATAACTTTATATTGTTTTGACTTTATTGAGAATTCCAGTTCAACAACACAATCTTTTTTATTTGTGCTATTGACTAATTGACTTTTAGTGGTTCCCCGATTGGACCTACCATATAAAGCAAAAATAAGAGCAGTAATAATCAGACTTTTACCATTTCCATTTGCTCCAACAATTAAAGTAGTTTTAGTATCGATAAATCCAACTTCTGTGAATTGATTTCCTGCTGATAATATATTTTTATATCTTATTCTTTGAATATTCAACATTTTGTTTTGGGGGGATTACAAATTCATTAGGATTCACTATCACATAGTGATAATTATATTTTTCGCAAGTTTGAATTGCTATTTCATCTTCAACTTCCACTACTTGCATTTCAGGAAAGTCATCTGCCTCTAAAAGTCCAGCATATCTAATTGCATCATCTTCAGATTCAAAAAAGCATAATGCCTTTTCACCACATTCGTCTACTACTCCATATGCACCTTCATTTACACAGTCAGCAATAGCGATTATATACATTACACTGCCTCCAGTTCTAATGCCTCTTTATAAGTATTATGAAGAATATTTTTTATCATATCTTTATCTAAAGAAAAATCTGCTTCTTCTACGTATTTAGATAAAACTGCAAATGTATCTTCAGGTTCAATATCATCAAAATTGACATCAGTATCATTAAGGTCAACTAATTCAACTATGTTCAAATCAACAATATTAGTTTCAAGAATTTTAGATATGAACTTATCATAATCACTTTGACTATTTCTTTCTTTAACTATTATTTTTACATTTTTGTTTTCAAAAATTGAATAATCAAAAGTCTTCCAATCAGTATCTTCGTAGTAAAATCTTTCATATAGATTATAAGGATTTGAAATAAACTCTAATTCATAAGTTTCAGTATCAAAAATATGAAATCCTCTTTTATCATCTACATCATTCCAAAACATTTGATATGGATTTCCAATATAAAATATTTTACCATTATTGCTACGAGTATGATAGTGACCAGTAAACACTCGATCAAACTTTTCAAACTTCTCAGTTGTTAATCCGTGAGTATTGGTTTTTCCTGGAAATAAACTAAATCCCTGAAGTTCCAAATGACCGAATAAAACTTTTGCTTTGGTTTTTTCCATCAAAGAAAAAGTTTTTTCTTGATTTTCGGCACATATCCAAGGAACTATTAAACATTTCAAATTTCCTATTTCAATTTCCCCAGGTGATGAGAATGAGTTTATATTTTTATAACTTCTTAAAAGAGTATCAATTGCATTAATTTTATTTGAATTTTTATAAAAACTATCGTGATTTCCACAAATTTGAATAAGATTAATGTTTAAATCGTTTAGTCTGTCATAAAACACTCTCTGTGCCCAGTCTAATGCCCAGTAGTCCACTCCTTTACGATTATCAAAAGCATCCCCCAAATGAATGGCAGTATCAATTCTACGGTCTTCTAGAGTAGGGAAAAAAACATCTGTGTAAAATCTTTCAAAATAATCGTGATAAATTTGGTTTGATTTTTTAAAATTGAAGTGGGTGTCACTAACTAAAGCAATTTTCATAATCAACAATATTTGGTATAAATCGCATCTTTAATTGAGTTGTAATCTGAGCTATTAAAATATTCGTCGGCAGTAAAGACTTCATCAAATGAGGTTCTCTCTAGAATTTTCTCTTTAATCTCTACTTGTTTTTTTTCTTTACCTATGCGGCGTAAAAATGCGTAGTATACAATTTGAGTAAAGTAAGCAAATGGATTTGTCCTTTCTACATCAAAGTTATGAATATACTGTAAACAATTTTCAACACCATCACTTATCATATCATCACGGAACATATAGTTCACAAAATTAGGACGGTATGATAAATGAGTAGCAATCTTTAGAAAACAATCTCCAAGATAAGCCGAAACTTGTGGTCTTGGTTCTCCTTTTTCTTTTGCTATATTACATTTATTTTTATAAACAATAAGTGCTTCGTGAAATTCTTTATTGTTTACATAATGAATGTTCTTCTGTTTTTTATTCATTTTATATACTTTATTTGGGGATATCTTAACAAGACCTTATCACATAAGTCAATTCTAAAAGATGAGTATTTATACCTATTGACGATATACTCTAAAGTAAGTATAATAACTTCTGTGAGTTGAAAATAACTTTATTCCTTTATATTATCTAAATTACTTTTGGAAGCATTTAGGTTGTAAAGTTTCTCTAGAGACTGACGGGCATCACTAATAGATGAAACATATCCCATATTAGGAGTAATTTCAGATTTATTAGAACGTTTAAATCTTTCTCTACTATATTTTTTATGCATCTTAATAAGAGAACTTTCAAACACTTCTGTCATAGTAATAATCTTATCTAAATTGATAATAAACATAGTATCATCACTTAATTTAATCCAAGGATGTACTTTTGCAATAGAACCTTCAAATCTAGGAACGTATATTGTTTCTATTGTAATTGGATTATCTAAAACTAAAATAGTTTTATCTTTTTCATCAAAAGGACAAACCTTTGCAAAGATTTCTTCTCCAGAAACTAGTTTAATTGTTGCATAGAATTCTTCTTCATTCATTTTTCTTTAAAGTTAATTTTGTGTAGTTGATAATTAAATTGTTCTTCAGAATAAATTTTTATTCTTTCAATAAGGTGGTTTAGTGTATAATTTTTTCTTGAATTATAAGTACAATCATCAGCAATATCATAAAGAACGGCTTTATTTTTAGTATTTGACTTTCTAAGTATTCTACCAATACTCTGAAGATTTCTTATTCTTGATTTAGAAGGACTTGCAAAAATAAGATTGTGAAGATTTTTTATGGATATACCAGTACTGAAAACACCATAAGAAGCAACAATAACTGCATTAGTTTCAGTTTCAGTAATTTCCCTTATTTTCTCTCTTTCTTCAGTATCAACACCACCAAAAACAAAAAATACTTTTCGTTCATCGGGCACTGAACTATTTATTAAATCATATAAGATTGCCCCGTGAGTTTCTACACGACTATAAAGAATTAAAGTATTGCCTTTTAAATCTAAAGTAAGATTTTTGATGAAGTTATTTCTTTTTTCGTGAGTAATTAAATATTGAATTTCATCTTCATAAGTTTCAAACTTTTGTCCTTTATGTTGAAGAACCAAAACTTGAATTTGAAGTTGAGCAATATTTCCTTTATCCATTAACTCTTTGGTTTGAGTTACTTTATAAGTAGGGCCAAACATTCCTTCTAAACACCATTTATGAGTAGTGCTTCCATCTAAAGTTCCAGTAAATCCAAAACGATATTTTGTATTATGCATTTTATTCATAATACCTGTAATTGATTTTGATTTTGCAGTATGTGCTTCGTCAACAATCACGACATCAAACTCATTAAAATATTTTTTATCTAAGTCATAAATGCTTTGATAAGTAGATATCATAATTTGTTTATCTGATTGCTTAGCACGACCTGAATACACCCTGTGTATGAACTCCTCACAGTCCCAACCATAATCGTGGAAGTCTTTATACATTTGTCCTACAAGAGATGTTGTAGGGGTAATCAGAAGTGTCTTGAGACCTTTCTGAGTGTAATAACGGATAAGTGTATAAATCATCATTGATTTACCACTACTCGTAGGAGAAAGAAGAAGTTTACGATTATATCTAAGGGCATCAGTTACTGCATCAATCTGATAATCTCTTGCTTCATATTTTGAAGAAAGAATTGACCTCATATAGGATTTAACTCCTTCAAAAGAAATCATTTCATTTTCTTCAAAAGGAAGACCGTAGAATTTACTATCTTCAAATTCATAAGTATATTCGTGAGACTTTATTTTTTCGATTAACTTATCAAGAAGACCAACATAAAGTTCTCCAGTATGAGTACTAAGTAGATGAATAACTCCATCCCAATTCCTTCTTCTAGTCTGGGGCATAAATTTGGCATTCTCAACTTCAAATGTAAAATATGGTGCCAACTCATAAAGAATATGCGGTTCACATTTAAGTTTGAGATATACTTCATTCTTTTTTGAAATAATAATATCTGACATAATTACGCATATCCTGCAGTAAATTTCATAAATTCAATAGCATTTTTAATTACAAAAGTTCTATTATGTAAAGTCTTGAGAATACTTTCAAGATAATCCAACATTAATTGGAAATATTGAATTTTAGTTATAAGTTTGACAATATCTTCATCTGATCGTAAATACTTATCCAAATCCTGTTTTATTACTCTGTGGTCAAAAGGTTTTTCTTTATAAACTTCTGGACTTGCTTTCCCTGAATAATATAACCATTTTTCTTTTTCAACAGTTGCTAATTTATTTTCCTCTAATTTTTTAAGTAATGCTATATTATTGTGAATTTGATGATACTTAGAGTGTAAAGAAGGAATTTTAATGCTTTCAAGATGTAGATTATCCGGGTCTATTTTGCTATCTTCTTCCCAGAGATTTTCAATTTCATTAATGTTCATAAATTATAGTTTAATAATATCAAATATAGTATACTTGAAGGTAACTTGTGCTGTCACATAATTTACATCATTTGAAGTGCTATCAAATGAAATACCACTCAGAGAAACTGGAAATAAATCTTTAAAAAAAACTTTTAAATTTGGATTGAAGGTATTGTTATAAACAAAAAGAGTGCCATCAGACATACCTGAAATTGCATTTTGCTTTCCCTTACTATTTTCATCTTCATTCAATAGTTGCTGGTATTGACCGAAGTTATCTGGAAATCCAAATTGAACTAACCAGTTATAAACTTCTAGGTAATTCACCATATCTTCGTCTACCATAAAACGAAGAGTTAAATCATCATAAGATAAAGTTTCTCCTGGAATAGGAATTGGTTTAAGTGGATTGGATTGAATTGCAACTCCTAAATTTAAACCTGGTAGATTTGCAGCATTACAAAAAAAATCTATTTTTGGTTTTTTTACCAAAGAAAATTTAAATCCTATTGGAGATAAAAAGTTTCTATTTGTAATTTGACTAGGCCAAAGACTTCCCGACATTTTATCAATTTATTCAATCACACCTATTTATTCCAATAAAAAAGGACCCCCTTTTGGGAGGTCCTGAAGTTGAATGTAGCAGATTTCTACATCAGATTTTTTACTGTAACTCTACGGTAGTAGTTATTGCTGTTTCTCTTAATAACTCCCAGGTCTGCATCAAGACCGCCTGCAAATGGGTTAGCAACCATACCATAACGGGTCTTAAATCCGATTTTTGGTTGGAAGCTTCTCTCACCAACGGCACGAACCATTTGGAGGGGAACATAAGGGCAATAGAACAATCCAGCATCATAAGGTGAAGAACCCTTGTATCCTGCAACATAGTACTGAGTACCAGAGTTGTTAGCAGCATATGGGTCAATATAAACTTTGAACTTACCTTGAAGAACTCCAGCAAAAGTATTGCCGGTGTCATCAACATTCAAGTTTGCATTAAGTGCTGGGGTGTAATCAAGAATACCAGCGTGTGCAAGAGCAGAAGCGATGTCTGCAGAGCACATAATGATATTACCCTTTCCTCTACGAGTTGTTTGTGCGATGAGGTTAGCATCACGCTCGATTTGGAAGATAAGACCTTTGAACTTCTCAACTGACCAACGACCGTTGCTGTCAACGTCAAGGTCAAAAATACCTTTAGTTGCAACGTTGTTCTGAGCACCAGGTTTAGCAATGCTATAGATGGTACGGATAACTTCTCTGTTGATTTCGGCAAGGATTTCAGTTGAGAGAATGTTAGCCAACTCAGCTTCTGCATTCAGACCGTGGATAGCTTTGAGGTCTTGTGCAAGTTCTAAACTGTACTCAGCTTTCAGAGCACGGGACTTCGCAGTAACCGATACTCTCTCAATGCTGAGAGACATTTCGTTGAACTGATTATTGCTATCATAAGTGCTACCGAGACTTTCTGCCTCAGCAGTGCTCATTCCTTGACCTACGTTATAAGCACCACTACCATCAGGGTTCAGAAGACCGGGGTTTCCACCTGATTGTGCAGTAGTACCAAGTCCAACAGCACCATCAACCCAACCCTGGTCATTATCAAAGGTAGAGTTTTGTCCTGAGAATGCGGTATCTACTTCATTGTAGAATGTTTCAGCACCAGACTGGTTCTTATACTTAGAACGCATTGCGAAGATCAAGCTTACAGGTCCACTCATTGGTTGAACACCAGCTAAGTCATATGCGACCAAGTTGGGCATTGAACGACGAATGAGGCTGATAAGAACAGGGTCGAAACCAGCTACAGGTCCGGTTGCATCAGCACCGTAACTAAAACCAGCAGCATTAGGTGCTCCTTGAGTATTAGTAGTAGGTGATTCTGAGAGGAATTCTCTTTCTTCTCTAAGTGCTCTTTCTTGGTTCTCTAGCAAGATAGCAGTCACAGCTCTACGATGTGAATCTCCAATAGATTCTACTCCATCGAAATCAAGGAGCGGTGCCCACTTTTCTTGCAATTGTTCTGCATTGAACATTTGCATTTGATTTACCTCTTTTAAAAAATAGTTTGTTGTTTGATTTGTTATTATCTAAAAATCACTTTTTAGAAACTTTTGCGAAGGCATTGACATAAGCTTCCATAACTCCAGTTGGAGCAGAATATGGAACCGAATCAGTAGTCTCTTCAACAAGATAATCTTGTCTGTTTCTGGTTGGAGCACTAGTATAAGTAGGGAAATAAGATTCCCTTAGAGTTACTAGTTTCTCACGATATTCTCCTTCACCATCAAACTCAACATTTTCAGCAAGAGAGGCAAGCTTATCTTTTTGGGAAATTGCAAGACCTTCAGCTACTTCTGCAAAAATTACATCAGTTGCTGACTCTGCTAATCTTTGGTTTAGAGCAACATTTTTTTCAATTTGCTCGTTGAGTTTTGTCTCCATATCATCTAGTTTTTCTACCATACTCTCAAGTACATCATATCTTTCTTCAGGGATTGAAACATAATGATCTTCAAAAAGTTCTTTCATTCCATTTAGGAATGATTCAGTCATTTCAGATTTGATTCCGGTTTCGATTGCGAGTGCATTTTCTTTAATCCACTCGTCGGCAACATATTCAAGATAAGAATCTACACGCTCAGTAAGTGCCTCAGTGATTTCTTGAATTTCTTCAGAAAGTTGATCTTCATACTGACGAATGATTGCCTCTTCGATTTGTTCAGTTCTGGCATTAAGAGCTGCTTCAAAAACAGTTCTTGCCTTGAACTTAAACTCTTCAGAAAGGTCTTCACCAGAAAGAAGAGCAGCCACATCTTCTTCAATCTGGTCTTCAATCATTTGTAGTTCTTCTTTTACATCTTCATCATCTTCATCATCTTTAGATTCTCCACAACTCCCTTCATCATAGTCATCATTTTTTTCATTTTTTCCTTTCTTATCTTTCATCATTTTTCTTTTTTTTGATTTAGGAGTCTCATCCACCATATCTTCATCATCTTCTTTAGCCTCTAAGATTTCATCTTCATCATCATATTCGGATTCTTCATCTACTGGATTCTTCATAGTAGGCATAGGATCTGCAGCTTTTGCTTTAGCATTAACTACATTTCTTACCTGTTGTAGGACTGCGGCAGCATCTTTAAGTTTTGCTGGACCTTCAGGATCGTTTGTATAATTTTCTGGAGTTGGACCACCTAGGTCTTCCCAGCTACCAGTTTGACCATCAGGGATACCTGTAGTCAACTTAGGCATCGGGTCTCCCGACTTTGAACCTGCATTTACTGCAGTGTTAGATTGTTTAGTGCCTATTTCCATTTCTTGTAAATTTTTACCACGAGACATTTGAACTCTCCGAATAACCTTGTATATTCTGTATTTATTTATAAATTTTATATTTTATATTATCAATCAAAGTAATTTTAAATAATTTTCAAAATGCTGAAGTTTTCTTTCTTCAGTTAATCGTTTAGATAATGTATCACTTTCAATTTTATTTTTAATATTTTCAGAAATCCAAATTTGTTGCTTGCTATCGTACAACCAACTAACACCTTCCATAATACCATTTACAAACGCATCTGGTGCAGATGGGTCGTGTACAATATCTGCAGCAGTTGAAATCATAAAATCTTTTCCAACTACGCTATATCCCTTTGATGTTGGAACTAATGAACCAACTCCACGAGAAGATACTCCAAGCTTCACTCCTTCTTGATAAAGGCCAGCAGCAATTTTACCCATAGGTAAAGATGTTAAAATCTTGGCTTTGCCAATAAAGTTTGTTCCACATTCTTTTAATGATATAATATTATGAGAAACTCTATCTAGATTGATAGTAGGTCCTTGAGGATGTCCCAATTCACCAACTGCTCTGCCTTTACTGAGGTATCTTTCAGTATAGGTTTTTACCCCCTCTCTTAAAGTATCCATTTCGTATAATCGTTTGTTTCGATTACACATATCACCTTGAAGGAAAATACCTTCAATATAAAGAGATTTTTTACCGTTGACTTCTTCAACGATAACTTCTACCTGGTCGATTTCTTCGGTGATTAGTTTCATTAGTTTATGCGTATGCGTTTGCTTGGATTTCAGTAATATGAATTTTATTCGCACCACTTCCTGCATTATATGCAGCAACTTTTGTAACTTTACGAATTTCACCAACTGGACTAGTAACTGTAGTAATTCCAGAAGTATTCCAATTCACAGTCATTCTTGTATTATGGTAACTATCATAAGATGTGCTAGTTTCAATACTATCTACTGTAGTAAAAATAGTATTTACACCAACTGGGGATGCTCCACTAATTGATACCACATCACCAACCGCAAATCCTGCAGCAGTTCCAGGTTCAAAAATAATTGTTGTAGATGATCCGGTTTGAATTCCAATAAAAGATCTAGACCCCCACTCCTGTTTAATAACTACAGTATCTCCTCCGGCAACCCAAATACTCGATACATTATCTACTTGTGGATTTGGGTTGATTTCAATGTAAGCACTATCTTCTGGAGTAATACGAAGATATCCTGTTTTCATTGCAATCGGAATGGAAGTTGAAATTCCACCGGAAGACGCAATAGAAATAGTGGGTATTTTTTGAACGATTTTGAAAGACATTATAATATACTAGTTATTAGTTATTTATAAATGGAGATAAATATCAACTATTCTTCATCCTCATCTTCTTCATCCTCATCTTCATACTCGTCATTTTCATAATCATCATCATAATCTTCTTCATCTACTTCTTGACCAAACATAGAAGCAGATACTTGAGGAACTACCTCATTGATTTTTTCTGCTGATTTAGTATAAAGAATTTCTTTAATCTTATCTGAAATATCAGAAGGAGATTGATTAGTTGCAATTAAATTCACTAAGTCTTCCATTTGTTGTAATTAAATATCAGTTCTATTTATCAAATTTGACCTATATCTTTACCTGCACTCATTCCTCCATTACCAACTTCTGGTTCTTGGATTGGAGCACCCATTGCAGGAGGTTGTCCTTCTGCAGGAGGTTGTGCTCCCATATCAGGTGGCATCATCATTGCCTTAGGGTCTGCAATTACTCCTTCTTCAATTTCTTTTTTAATTTGTTTATCAATATCTAAAATTTCACTATCAGATTGACCTAATATATTTTTTCTTATATATTCTGCTGAAAAATAACGACCAACATAAGGTTCCATTGCTGCAACGACACCTAGTTTGTCATTCATTATTTCATTTTTTTTCAAATCAGCAAAGTGATTATCATATAAAAAATCAAATTGAATATGGTCCGAAAGAAATTCCCAATCTTCAGGAGTAACAATATTTTTAAGAATAAGTTGCGTCTTTAGTAAATCTATAAAAATTTGAGAGAACCTTTTTCGTAATCTTCCCACAAATCTAGTGAACTTAAGTTCATCTCTGAGAATTTCAGAAGAACGACCAAGATTAAATCCTCCTCCTGCATCTAGACGAGTTGATGGTACCCCCAAAGCTTTAAAAAGTTTTCTTTGGAAATACTCAATATCAGCCAGTTCCCCTAAATTCTGTCCTGCTGGAAGAGTAGTAACTTCTGTTCCTCTACCTCCATCTTTACGGGGCAACCAGTAATCTTCAAGCATAGCCATATATTTTCTATCATCACGAATTTCACCAGTATCTGCATTATACACTAGTTTATTTCGATATCTATTCATCACATCTCTCATATATTGCTCTGCCTTAATCTTTGGAAGATTGCCGACATCAATATAAAAAATTCTTTTTTCTGAACTTCTAGATAGTCTGTAAATAACAATACTATCTTCAATCATTCTTAACTGATTAAGTGCTTTAATTGCTTTATGTAAATAAGACAATACAGTTTGACGATTTCTGTCTACTAATCCCGATGTAACGTATACAACAGAATCGGCAGATAACTTAATTGCTTGAGATTGACTAAAACTACTTTGAATATTAGTTTGAGTTGACCCCTTACCTATATTTGGATCATACAAATAATATTCTTCTATTTCAGGAGAAATATAATTCTGGTCTGTATTTTGTTTAAGAAGAGTACTTACTTGCTTACTTAGTGTATTTTGTTGTCCTGGTTTTTTAAGTTTTCTAACTAATTTAATTTTAAGAGCATCAATATATCTAATTTCTTTTATTCCATCAGAAGGTCTTTTTATATCAATTACTTTATGATAAAAAAGTCTTCCATCCACATACCAATTTCTAAAAATTTCGTGTGCTTTTTTATCAAAATCCATAGCCTCTTTGAGGTATCTGAATTCTTTTCGAATAATTTCTTTTAATTTATCAGATGCTGGTAAATTTGATAGTTCAATCTCTATTGGACTATCATTTAAATCTGATACAATTGCTTCATTAATTACATCTTCAATAGCACTATCACATTCTGGGTGTAGAGCCATCTCTCTATATCTTCTCACCAAGTCTGCTTCGTTTTTAAAAACTCCTTCTATATCTACATATTGCCCGTAAAATCCACTTTGAATATAATAATCGGATTTATCTTCATCATTACGAGGAACTGGAGAAAGAATTTGTTTAGATTTATCTTCCCCAGTTCCTTCAATTTTAAAACCAAATATTTTAGACATTAGTTATAATAAAATTCAAATATAATATTATTTATGCAGTCTCGCCAGTACCAAGCATACTTGCATCAGAGTTTGCTTCATAAGTATCCCACCATTGATATTCAAATGTCACTGAAAACTCTTCAATTGCATCTGTAGTATCATAAGATAATCCAATAGCACTAATATCTGTAGGAAATGCTCCATAAAATTTATAACTCTTATGGATAGGAATTTCATCTCCAGTTCCAGGAAGAGTACTGGAATATTCAAGCCCTCTACCTAACTGATGAACTAACATATTTGTTTGATATTCACTAGGAGTAATAACACCTGCATTATCATCATTACGGTTCATAAAATTCATCCACTTTTCAAATGAATTTCTTAATATAAAATTAGTATCGTTGATAACCGTAATAGTCCAGGGAGCAAAAGTTCTATCTCCAGAAACTTTCAACTGCCTTCCTCTAAATGGAACGCTAATAGCACTTACGGTTGATCCTGGAAGTTCTGCGCCTTTAACCATAAATCTATATAAGTCACCATTAGGTCCCGTTGAATTGACATCAGTTAATCCAGTAGGAAAGTTTAAAACTACTTCAAAAAGGTTAGGTCTTGCGCCTCCTCCGACTAATCTAGATTTGAAATCAGTAATAGTTCTTGTATTGTATCCACCTATTGAAGCCATTTTGAATCCTCCTTTTAAATTAGATTAGATTAGATTAGATTAAACCGTACCTACAATCTCAGAGAATGATACTCCGGTTCTTGTAGCAACAAATGTAAGATTGACAAAGTTAATAGACCTAGCAGGTTTAATATAAATATCTGCTTTAAATTGATTTGAATCAATAACATCTGGAGTATTATTACTTTCATCACAAACGATTTGGAAATCAGTAATACCTCTTTTTGCTTTAATATCACGGAGATATGGCTCAACGATATTTACAAAATTATTTCTTGTAATTGTATCGTTGAATTCAAATAACTGACTTCTTGCTACTCTTCCAATTTGATTTTCAATAGTAAGGAATAGTCTACGAACGTTAATTCTATCAAATGCAGATACAACATTAGAAGCTGTTTTATCCCCAAATAAAATAATTCCTTGACCTGGAGAAGCAATAACTGGATTTATTGCATTAGAGTAAAGCAAATCTCTTTGACTTTGAGATGGGTTATATGCAAGTTTAATTGCATTATTAATTACACCTCTGTTTGCTCCTGCGGGAGAATACCAAGGATACTGGACAATCGAAGTTCTAGCCATTAATCCTGCAACATCAGAATTGCAAGGAAGGTATAAAAATTGACTATTAAATCTATCGTAAGTATACTTGTGTCCACTATCAAATACAGCATAATTACTTGGAGTAATACCGGAAAAGAAATTTATAATATTTGCCGTTTGTACATTACTATCTGCAGTATTCAATACAGCTTCTTTTGGTGCAGATATAACTGCAATACAATCTTTTCTAGTAGTTGCTATGTTGATTAATTCATTTGCCTTAGATTGACACTCTACTGAAGTAATTCCACCAGAAGGACCTGCAAGTAAGAAATCAATTTTATATTCTGCAGGATTTGAAAATACTCTATATCCAGTAACAATATCATTTAAAGTTACTCCATAGTTTCCTATTCCATTTGTATAATCAGTTCCACCTGTTAGAGAATATGATTTATTTCCAACACCAGAGAATGTAGTTCCTTGAGTTAAAGTTCCCCAATTTCCAGTATTTCCTGCCACATTAGAATATAATGTATCAAATCCAGTAGCAACTCCGTCTTCATTCTCTCCTACAAAAAGATAAGCAGAGTTTTCTGCAATATAGTTTTTATAGTAGATTTGTTGAGCAGGAGATAACTTACCATCAATTGCTTTAGATAAATTTGGAAACTTTTCTACAATATTTCCAGCGGTTCCAGTAATTGCCCCATCATCATCAACTACTACGATATGAATTTCATCATTAGTAGAACTTCTTGCACGACCATATTCTGAAGTTCTTGGTTTTTGTGCAATAGATTTCCAATAAATTTTAGAGTTAGATAATCCTAAAGTTTGATTATTATACCAATCAGAAGTGGTATATGAAGAAGTAGTTAATACTCCGACTCCGGAGTCATTGTTAATAGTTATACTACCGGAGTTTATAGATGTGATAGTATTTTCAGAATAATCAACAGTAACATACTCACCAGTAGAATTGCTATATTTTGAAACTATTTTTACATCAATAGAAGAAGTGCCAACTCCGGTAACGATACCTTTCAAGAACCCGGTGTCAGTAACAACAGTTCCAACTCCAGCATATGTTGTATTAATTCCTACAGTAACTCCATACCCAACAACTATTGAACTGGTATCAATACCACTTACAATTTGGTCTGCATATGCGTCAATAGTGCAAACTTTAAGTCCATTTGCCCAAGAACCTGGATTTCTTGAAGCATAATACCAACCAGAATAACCATCTGAATGTAAGTTATAATCAACTGCAGAGTTAATTTGTATATCAGTAGACCCACCGCCCACTGCGACATTAGAGTTAGTCAATGCTCCAGTAGAAGAACTATCGCATCTTACAACTACTAACTCCCCACCATAGCTAAGATAATTAATAGCAGATAGCCAATATTCATTTTGATTATTAGTCAAAATAGGCTTTCCAAAAATATTCAATAACTCTTGTTCAGTTCTAATACTAACAGGAGTATTTACTGGACCTTTTTGGAATGGACCACAAAGTGCCGCAACCTGAGTATTGCCTACTGTTGTTCCCCCTACAGTTAAGTCAACTTCTCTTATATTAACTCCAGGGGACACTAAATTTACTGCCATTTGATTACCTCTTGAAGAAGTCTATTTATCTATTGGTATTTATAAAAAAATAAACTTTCCTTTACATATAGTTCCACATATAAGAAGTGTCTTCCTTGCTATCAGCAGTAATCCAAGTATCTCCATCAGTATCGACAAAAATTTTTTCTTCTTCATTTAGTCCGTCTATTATAAAACCAAACGGTGTCATATCTTGTTCAATTTGGTCTTTCTGTTCTTCATATATTCTTTTACGAACATCATTGTTCGTCATTTCTTTAAAATATTCTTGAACTATTAACCAAGAAAAAATTACCAAACACATTGCAAGGTCATCATTATATCCATCATCTGCTTCAAAAGAATTATTTTTGCTGATAAATGTGGTAAGTTCACTTATAATATCATAATCTCGTATTAAGAGTTTGTCATCTTCTATAATAGTTTTAAGATTAGAACAACCTACCCGTTTTACTTGTTTAGACATTTTTATACCAAATTGTGATTTTCTTCCAGAAAACCCTTGACCCACTACTTGGCCTGCACGACCTCTCATAGAGCACATCAGAACATTATCATACTCTAAATCCATATGAAGTTCTTTTGCTACTTGCTCTCCAATATCATTTACCTCAATTAAACAATATGCGTTGTTATATGACTTTGCAACTTTTTCAATAACTGTTGAATATACAAACGGTTTAATTTCATTATTTCTATATTTTCCCACTACTTTATACGGAATATTAGTTATATCAAATATTATAAATGCGTGATAATCATTTTCAGTTCCTCTAGATACATCAACAGTCATTAAATAGTTATGGTCTTCTTTAGGAGTTTCGTATACATCTAATCCTGCATTTTTAGTAATAGGTTCATCGAATATTAAAGTTTTAAGTTTTGCTGCAGTAACTAAAGTATCAATAGAACCTAAAAAGTTACAGTTATGTGATACAATACTATTAGCATAATAGAGATTATTATTCCCTACATCTATGGGGTCATAAAGCCATATACCTTCCTCTACTATTTCATTATACACAATTTCTTTACCATCTAATATATCACCAATTTGTAATTGTTCAGCTGTGACTTTAGATTTCCCGAAGGGGTGAGTATTTGAACACTTTATTTCTGTATTGTCATTAAATATTATCTGATGATAAAAAGGTTTATATACTTTCTGAATTCCTTTAAAATCTACAAACCCAGTTGGAGATAATATTTTATATCCAGAATTTGATTTAAACATGGTTCCAAGTCTTCCTCTCTATAACTTGTCTGATATTTTGAGGTGTTACTCCATATACTTCAGAATATTTAATAGAAAATAATTGTTCGTATGACATAATTTTTCCATTTTTCATCTTTTTTCCTACCCCATTTATTTTAATTTTCTGGTCATATAACTGCCTAAGACATATTACGATGGAAGCATCTAATTTGGTCGGTCTCCAAACTTTACCTTTCCTAATATTACTAAAATGAGTAATAGTCTCTTCATTAAAGCACCCAGATTTATCTTTATTCCATGGAGTATATCCTTTTTTTACTCCACCAATACCCTTCCTACTATATGATTCAAATCCCTCTCCACCTGGAGACCTATTCCATCCATCAGAATATGTATTATATTCTGAAATAAATTCTATTTCTTTTAATTTAGCAATATTTTTATCTTCTGTTGAAAATATAATTTTAAATTCATGTAAATCTTTAGTATTTTTATGAGCACATCTTCTCTTATTTGGATTAATTGTTTGTCCAATATATTTAATTATATTATCTTGTTTCAAAGCGTAAATATAGTACATAGTTTTATTTTATATAGAACTGTATAGTTCTTCAAGTGTAATATTTTTTTCAATTCCATCCTTTAATATAGTAACCAAAGTATCTCCACCCAAACATTCAAATTCCTGTTCAAACTGTTCTTTTGATGTGTTTGCAATCGTCTGTTCTTTCCACTTTGCATCCCTTCCTGGAACTTCAGACCAATGCACCTCAGTGGGAACGTATTCATTTTTACCTCGTTCTGCATTTACCCACATCTTATAAAACATATTCATACCCTTGGGGGTAGAAATGATTATAACTTTTGTATTCTTACCTGAAGTAATTGTAGGATATACAGAACTAAAGAAGTCCTCTGCAATATTATTTTGAATGAACGCAAATTCGTCCAATACTAGAATATTGTATGCACCACCACGAACAGCAGAAGCAGATGTAGATGCCGCAATTATCTTTGAACCATTATCTAGTTCTAATGATGCTTTGTTCCATATTTTAACCCCGTGCTGCATCCATTTAGGAAGGTTTTCATAAGCAAGTTGAAGCTTACCTAAAATTTCTTTAGCAGTTTGAGCTTTGTTTGCAAGAATAGCAATATTTACGTTATCGTTGAATAGAATATAATGTAAAATATATGAAGTAACAGTTGTAGTATTATGAGTAGGTATAAAAGTATTTCCACACAAGAATAAATGGTCTTCTGAATCTACTTTAATACAAGCAACAGGAACACTTTCTACTTTTTCTATTTTTTGTATGTAATGCCGTTGTTCTTGTGGTCTGGTAGATTTAGTATTATTAATAGCATTTATTTTTCGGGGCAGATTAAATACACATTTTTCAGTAGTAAAAGATACCGTATGGTAATAACACTCTTTTATTTTTTTGCATCTTACTTTAGATTTTATTCCTAACGAAGATAGTAACTCAACAAATTGTAAAATAAACTCATAATTTTTTTGATAGAACTCAAAGGACTTTGTATGGAGTTTTACTGAACCATCAGTATCCATCAATCCACGAAGAAGTTCTAGTCTATCTTCATAGGAAGACCTTAAATAATCTAATGGTATGTGTTTATTTTGCAATAAATTATAAGATTTTAATTTTGATTGCAATTCTTTTATTTTAAACCGAATACAATTATTATCTTTTCTCTCATACTCCACATTCATTTTAGTTTTATAATACTCATAATCTTCTTTATGAGATATAATTCTCCCATCACGAGAGTATCCATCCCCTAACCAAACACCTAGAAGATATGGGTCAATATTTAAATTCTTTTTAGTAAAATTGCAAGGATTTGATTTATTGATATATAATGTTCCTTGAACTCCTTTACCCCTAATATTGTTGGTTTTATTTTGATATCTATCAAAAATTTCACCTGAAGTTATTACTTTTTTACCAGTTCTCCAATATGAACTATTCACTTCCCATAAATGGTCAGAATCTGCAATAATTTCTTCTCCATTATCAAAATATAATTTATAACAATCGTGGTTATACATAGTTTCAGTTTTCAGAATTACTGAAACTGGATTTCCAGAAGGAGACATAATTTTATCCCCTTCCTTAAGGTCTCCCATAGTAGTCCACCCATCAGGAGTAGGTATCGGAGTATCTAATGCTAATGCTTTCCCACACTGCCTAGGCATTTTACAGATATTAAATCTGTTCTTATGAAATCTTTGAACTAGTTTCTCTTGAAACTTCCTCATTTTAAAAGGAACTACACCTTCGTCAACACTTACAATCTTTACATAATTTTTACAAAAATATAAAGGGTCTTTATTGCACTTTATATACTCAGCAATTTGTTCTTTAGTAAACTCCTGCTTTGTATTTGCTTTTTTTAGATGAGGATTACCAAGATACTGTTCAGAAGGAGGGCTCATATACCTGTAAATAATAATGGTTTAGTTGGGTCTTTAATTGATGGTGCATAAGAAAAGACCGTTGCATTTGGATATATTTTTCTTATCTCAAATACAACTTCATCTTTGGTAGGTCTCGATGATTTAGGGAAAAATATTTGAACTGAAAGATGTTGACCTTTCCAACTCAATAAAACAGTATAAGTTAAACCACGAGATTGTATTCTTGTATATTCTTCATCTACGTTAGTTTTTTCTGTTTTATTTCCCCAGTTTGATGCACCAACTTTACGGCATTTGACAAGTGCTCCAGATGCATATGCAGAAGGCCAAATTTTATATCTACTTTTTACTTTATGGTAACAGGCATCCTTTTCACCTTTTTTTTCTTGAATGCATTCTTCTTGTGTCACAATCTTTGCATCTCCTGACCTATTTGGATTCGGGTCTTCTCTACGTTTTTTAGCAGCTCTCTCATCTCTTTCTTCTTTACTCATAGAGGCTCGAACATCAGCATCTCTGCAATATGGTTTAGTTGTTTGTCCAGGTTGACGGGCACAAGGTTTACCATCATATTTTCCTCCAGTTTGAACCCATCCCTTAAACCAATCTCTCAAAGAATAATCAAGATCTCTCGGAGTTTTTCCATCCAATTCTTCCTTTACATCTTTAAACTTTTTATGTTCTTTTTTGGCAGATGCTTCCATTTTTTTCAAACGAGTATAATAATCTGGAATTTCATCAAGATGCTGTAAAGCAATATCTGTTGCTAAAACTTTATCTTTGGTATGTTCGTGCTCAATGGGAATTCCCATTTCAAGTTGATGCTTTATAAAAGAAACATCAAGACGATGTTTTTTTGCAATTTCATTAACTGTTTTATATGATTTTAATTTTGAACAATTTTTAGTTCCGTGTGATGGGCAATATTTTCCCTCACCCGATTGATTACATATTGAAGTAGCTTCCAAAATAAACGCAGTAAAACTTTTCATTGCATTTTTGACTATTTATCTTTCATACTATTTTTTAAAAATTTTTGAAGGTCAGCAGTGGAACCAACAAATAGTGCATTTGTAGTATTATTGGTAATATTTGTTTTATTCTCCTCTTCTTTCAACTTTTTCATTTTTTGTTGATTATCTAATAATTTATCGGAAATATCTCCAACTGTCTTTAATAGTTGACCAACAACTTCAAAATCTCTTGCTTTTTGAGTTTCTTTTGCTATTTCAAACATTTCATATGCAGCGTGCTGTCCCATCTCCATCAACTCATATAAATTATCACGAGTATACTTTTCATCATCATCAATAGTTCCTTCTATTGGTTTTGCTAATTCTACTTTTGCTTTTTTAACTATTTTTTTAGACATTTCTTTTACATCAATATCTAAAACTTCATCTATTTTATCGAAATTGTTATTCATACGTCTATACCTTTTCTAGGACTATAGATTTTTCCATCTCCAAAATCAAAAGTTTCTTCATTAAATTCATAATCATCTGTAAGTGGGATTAAATCATCATCTGCTGTAGTTATAGCATTAACTGCAGTACCTTCTTCGTGAGTGCTGCGAGGAGTGCCATCTGCTCCTCTGACCACTACAAGAGTATTACCTGAGATGGACTTAATCAACATTTCCTCATTGCCTATTGAAATATAAGTATCAGGAACTAATGAAGTAGCATCCGAAACATTAAATGTTATTTTACTTTCATCTATATCTTGTGCTAATGTTGTAGTTTGGTCATTATTATAATCTTTGATTGCTCTAGGAGTAGCAACATATCTCAACTGTCTGGATGAATTTTTAACATTTGTTCCAGTATGATAATCTACCTGAACTTTTTTGATTATATTTCCATTATTATCGGATGGAATAGGTCCAAATAGATATATTTTAGCAGTAAAACTTAGTGTGCATATTAAATTCCTACGAGTTTGATAATTTCCTTCATAATCATCTTTAAGTGCAGAGACATCATTTAATACAATCGGAATATCTCTTTTTTCTCCAATTTCTTTAATTAAATCTATAGTAACATTTAGTTCTGGAGTAAAATAAGGTAATATTTGTTCTATAATTTCAAACATATCATCATTGAACTTTGTAATGATAGATAGTTCAATTGGTAAATTATATGGAACAGGCATATACAGCTTAGCTGGAGTTCCTCCAGTGGTAACTGCATTAAATGTTTGCATTTTTGAAGTTTTACGAGAACTATCATAAGATAATTTTCCAACTTCATAAGACATTCTAGGCAAGGTTATTGACTGCCTTTTTCTTAAATCTGGTTTTTCTTCTAATCTTGCCAGAAATTTTTGAATTGGGCCATATCTAATAGGAACTTTAATTACACTAACATCTTGAGTATTATCATCCCTATGGTGAATATAAATGTTATTAAAAAGTGTTCCGAAAGAAATTATCGTCTTTCGGATAATTTGATGATATGGGGAGTTTTCAAACATTTTTAGTTACAGTTCTATATTTATTTAGATTAAAAATCTCCAAAGGGATTTTTCTCATCAAAATCTAATATCATATCTGCTTGTTCTTGTATAGTATCATTATCTGCATATGGATTATTTAAATCATCATTATTCATAGAGAATATCCTGTAGCTTGCACCAGCTCCAACTATTATCTCACCTAATTCATAATTGCCATTGATTGTAGATACTTTTAATATTCTAGTATCATAATTCCAATCTTTAACATATGCACTAGTTCCTGTAGATACTCCTCTTACTATTTCATCATAAAGATAATTTCCAGTATAAATTCCAACTGGACTATCTATTTGTATTGCTGGTGGTTGAGTATATCCAGCTCCAGCATTTGTAAATCTAATCGAAGTTACTATTCCTAAAGTATTTAATACAGCAATAGCTTGTGCATTTTGATTTGTAGGTGATGTAGAAATTGATATATTCGGAGGTGTGGGATAATTATATCCACCATTAATTATTTGGATAGGACCTAATACTCCACTAGAAATTATTGAAGTTCCTATAAAACCTGAACCAGATAATGAGACTATACTTACATCTGGAGGAACAGTATATCCTGCTCCTGGATTTGTGATTAATATATTATCGATAGTAGAGTTATTTCCTTGATTTTTTAATATTGCAACAGCAGTTGCAGTTACTCCTCCCGAAGGAGCTTTAGTAAATTTAACAGAAGGAGTTGATTTATATCCATATCCACCATTAATAATATCTACATATTGCACTGATTTATTTTGAGTTAATCCAATTCCCAAAACTGCACTAGATGCGGAATTATTTACCATAGTTATTGTAGTTACATATTTAAAATCTTGAATATTTTTGTCAACCATATCTATTCCAGTACTAATAATTTCATCTTCATATTCATAAAGTTCGCATCTAAGTTCATAGATATAAAGATCATTAAGTTGATAGAATGGTCTTTTTCCTTCTACATATTTAATTTCAAACAAAGCATTATCTAAAGGTAAGAAAATTAAATCTCCTTCTTGAGGACGCTCTACTACTTTTACCTTGGGGTCATCTGTTATGAATGGAGTTATAAGACTTTGATACCTTTCTTTTGATATAATAAAAGTTATCTCATCTGTGCTTCTAACGCCAAACTTGCTTAAAATATCTCCTTGTCCTCCAAATCCATCTACAGTGGAAATGTAAGCTTCTATTATAAAACTTTCATCAAATTTTGATAAAATTACTTCTCTTACAATTTTATTTTCTTTTATAAATTTTCTGGGCAGATAATATACATCTTGCCCATACATTCTTATCTGTTCATTTATTAAATCTTGAACTAACTTTTGTTCTGAATAAGAACCATTTAAAAAATAAGGATTAAGTGTCATATGATATTTCTATCCAAGTAATCCTAGTGGTGGTAACTCATATTCATCTTTCAACTGCTTCTCAATTTCTTCAATTTCTCTTACCGCATCATCAAAGATTTGTCTTCCATTAAATGTAATTCCACCAGGTAGTTGAACTCCATTGAATTTAATTAAGTTTTGTCCCCACTGTTTTTTAATGGTAGCAGTTAAATATTTTTTGAGCCAATAATCATTGTATATTGATGTAAATTGTTGCGGGTCTACAATTCGATAGCAATCTATAATAATATATGAATTGCCATCTACCATTTGCCAATCAATATCTAAATATAATCTATGTTGCTTTTTATTAAATCTCAACTGAACGTCTGGAGTAATGATACGACTAATATCTTCTAGATATGTTTTAGTCATAGCATAATTTAATAGATCTAATGCTCCATAATTATATAAATCATTTAAAAATATTTGATATTTAATATTAAACATTCCACTAGTAATAGTGTTTGAATCAGATTTAAAAACACTATTAACTCCAATAACAGTATCTGGAAGTGGAATAAAGTTTTGGGCCTCTTCAATTATTGCGGAAGTTATTCCCTCACTTGCCGTTGCTGTAGTATATTTTGGAGTTTTTGTAATTATTTCTCTTTCCGCAGGCAATAGTTTATGCTTTAAAAAACATCTTTCAATTCCATCAAAATGTCTTTCTTGAAAATATTGTAAAGCATCATCCAATCTATCATTTAATTGGTCATCCTCCACATTAATCTCAAGGACTGGATATCCTAACTGCCTGAGACAGTATTCAATTAACTCTGTTCTTGAACTTGGTTTAGACATTGTTGTTAATTGAAATCCTTTAGTATTTATGTTGTTATGTAAAATCTTCTTTAATTTTAGGTTTTCTTACTTTTGGAGCACTTAATATTTTATTTTCTTCTTTTAATTCATTTACTTTATTAGTAAGTAATTCAATGAGTTGATTCGAATTCATAAGTTTAGCTTCTAATGCTACACACTGTGACATTAAATCTGTAGTTTTTTGTTGATAAATCGCAATCAAACTTTTAAGTTCTTGGTCTGTCATAAAAAAAGGGAGATTTCTCTCCCTTATTTATTAAGTTAACTTCGAGGTATTATCAGAAAACACCACCATCAACAACAATATTCTGTAGGTTCAGTTCGCTACCGATACATCCGATAACTTCCTGTACTCCTCCGGTGCAAGCATTGTTGATATAAAGTGAACCAACTTCAAGTGCAGCGTATGCATTAGCAGTTAAAACACTTGATGCTTCAGAGACATCTGATGCAAGAGCAATTCTGGATACACTATCATCCCAATAGACTGCTGCCTTCTTAGCAGACCCAGAGTAATAGTTAAGAAGTAATCCAAGGTCTTTATTTAAATCGGATGCTGGTGGATTGCCATCAACCATACCGAGGTCAACCAGGGTGTCTTCAACTGTTAATGAAGTGGTATTTACTTGAGTCGTGGTTCCGTTTACATAAAGATTACCAGAAATGGTAAGGTCACTAGAAACTCCAACTGCACCAGTAACATCAGTAATAGTAATAGCTGAAGCACCATCATTTGCTTTAACTGTTCCAGTTGAAACTGAATTGAAAGTTACGTCAGCAGTAGTTGCAACATCTTGACCAATGCTAAATTCACCACTAGAGTAAGAAACACCAGTACCAGCAGAGAACTGGTCTCTAATCTGGCTAGTAGTAACTCCAGTATATGCAAATACTCCAGTAGCAGCAGTATAGACTAAAGAACCTAAGTCTGAACTGGTAGCAGAAACTTCATTACGAACAGCAGTAGAAACTCCTGTGATATTGCTATATGTAAGATTAGTTACACTAGCACCATCTCCAACGAAGCTGCTTGCAGTAACAATGCCAGTAGCATTAATATCTCCTGCATTTACTAGGCCAGTGAAGGTTGAAACTCCAGTGACGCTTAAGTCAGTGAAGGTATTAGGAGCATTAGCAACTGCAGATTCAATTGTTGCAATAGTTGTTGCATCAAGTGAAAGGATATTTTGAAGTTGGAAAGCACTGCTGATAACTTGAGTCGAACCAATGCTAAGTGAACCAACAGTAGCAATACCGCTGACATTCAGTGAATCTGCACCAAGTGTGGTGAACTGACCAGCAGCTGCGGTTGTTAACCCAATGGTTGTTCCATTGATTGAACCACCTTGAATCACAGCATTCGTGATGGTGGTAACACCAGTCAGAGATGCATTTTCAAAAGTTGCACTTGCACTTACACTAGCCCAAGAAAGGGTACCATTTGCATTTGTCTTCAGGAAATATCCATCAGTTGGAGTTTCAGGAAGAGTATAGGTTGTAATGCCGGAAACAGTGTCAGGAGCCGCTAATCTTACTCCATTATTACCAGTCTTATCTACAAGGTTTAACTTGAGTGAGTTAGTTCCGTCTTCTCTAATCCAATATCTACTTGAACCAAAAAACTTATTTCCTTGAGTGGTGCTATTAAAACCTACATAAAAGTCTGATCTGTCGGTCGCAAATCCAGGTTCTCCTGCACGAAGGCCAGGAAGATTCTGAACTAGGCCTCTCTTAAATTGAATTGTTGGGGATGCCATATTTTTTAAAAAATGTAAAGTACTAGTAAATTACAAAAAATCAAACACACACTACAATATTATTATAGTTTATTCAGTTAATAATATTTATGTTTTAAAATTGTCCAGCATCTATATCAATTCTATTATCTAAATCAACATCTAATTCATTTAAGAATGCTGTTGTAAATCCAACTAAACCTGGTTGAGTAGTTTCGGTTTCTGCTGCCGCATTCAAGACTTCATCTGGGTTAACAAATTTAATTTTTTTAATAGTAGCATCATACATTAATACATACTTATCTTTCATATCAGTAGCGTCAATATCTGGAGGTGGTAATGGGGGAGCGGGACTATTAGTTACCGAACCACTTACTATCGCACTTCCTTCAAAAATTCTATTTGTAGTAGTACCATCGCTTATTACAATATCATATGAATATCTTCCGTCTTTAAGTCTAGATGTAACATTTGAAGGTAACGCCAAAGTAATCTCAGTATTATCAATTGTTACTTCAAATTCTGCTGAAACTGTTAAAGAATATGGGCTTTTTTTTAATATGGACCTAGCATAATATCCTGAAAAATTAACAGGAGATTTACTAATTGGATCTATATAAACAAATATAGAACTATAGTCATCTCCAGCAGGAATTGTTATATTGGATACGTATATGAGCATAGTATTTCCGATTTAAAATCCCCTTCTTTGTATTTATAAGTATATCATTTAACTAAAGAACGTAAAAGTAATTTAATTTCATCAATATCATTTTTGATAGTATCAATTTCAGTTTTTTGATTTATAATAATATTTTTAACTTTTAAGTATTCATTATATTCTGCATCACTGCAATTTAAAATCGCATTACTAGTTTCATCCCGGTAAAGTTCACTATGTCCTTTTACTGGTATCATAATGTTGCTATTGCCCTCAGATTTTTAATTCTAGGAACAAATGATTGATTTGTTCCAGTCATTATAATTTTAATTTGGAATCCATTAAATACCGGCAAGTTTGAATCTGTATACTCATAACTTCTAAAATCATTAGAACTGATTGAGGGTGATACAAAAGTATCAGAATTTCCAGTATTTTTAGAATAGTTTATAATATTTCCATTTTCATCTAGGTTATTATACCCTGGGAATAACTCATAGTTTTGTTTTTGATTTGGACTATCATTTCTGAATAATCTATACATAACTTTAATTTCATTAGTAGAATGTCTATATGCATCTAATAAAACCTTTAGACTATCTGCGGATTTTGCAAGATTTATTTGCTTAGAAATATAAATCGCAGAGTTGGGATCCGTATCAATTCCATTTACTCTTGGGTCAAGTGTAAAATCTAATACTGGACTATCGATACGGTTCATTACTGTAATCAAACTAACTCGGTCTAAGTCAATGATTGGTGATACTTTGGAATCATTAGTTGATAACACCATTTCTAAAGTAAAAGATTTTTTACCTGGGAAATCTCCAAGTCTATCTTCTTCATTCACTTTGGAGCAAATAATTCTAGTACTAGAAAGATAGTTGTTAGAATTTAAAGAAATATTTTCATAACCATTATCGATATATGGAACTTCATTGCCACTTACACTAGTTCCAGTAAAGGTTCTAATTCTACTTTCAATAGTAGTAGAGTTCGGTAGTAATGTTTGAACATTTGGTTTTACTAAATTGAAAGCAATATTTTGAGTTGCCTTTGGTCCAACCATCGAATCAGTTTGTGGAGTTGTATAAAGATAAGAACCACCTGACTTTGTAGAATTGAAAAATAATTTGGGACCTGTAATATTATTATCCAATGTTCTATTAATTCCACCAGAAGACATATTGAGATGGATATAATAACTATCAATTTCAATAGGAGATTTTATATTATGAGTTTTATTAATTCTTCTTAATGATATTCCATTAAATTCATATTTAAATACCAAATCATTTTGTTTATGTAAATTTAATTTAGTTGTATCGATTGCTCTAAGTATTCCTCCTAGGGTATTGGTATTAGTATTAACACTAGTGTATTGAATAATCTCATCATTTATCAAAATATAACCAGGATTTCCAGGTCCAACTGGAATATTTTCAAAAGTAGTAAAGATATTGACGTTAGATAATTTAATATCTGAAGTTGATGTTGAAGGATATTCGGAAGAAAGAGTAACTGGAGAGACATCAGATTCTATTCCACTTAGAGAAACAATAGAATTTTCAAAATACATTCCGTGATTTGAATGGGATACTTTTAAATATGTTCCAGTATTGATTGAAGAATATGAACTTACATATGCATTTGTAATTGATATTCCATTAGAAACAATATAATCTATGGATGTATTAGTATTATTATCGACAGTTCCTTGGATATTATCAATTTTAATTGAATTAAATGCAGAGATGATTCCCACATTATTTGGTATACTAAGAACTAGGTTCTTGCCGAAATTATCAGTATTACTATAGTTTATAGTTAATGTATCTCCAACTGCATATCCAGAACCACCCGAACTTACTGTCGCAGAACTTACTTTACCAAAAGCATCAGTAACAATGTTTGCGGTTGCTCCACTTCCATAACCTGTGATATTTACTATATTTACATTTGAATAAGTTGTGGATGGAATAAATCCAGTGCCAGAATCATTTATTGATAACGTAGTCCCTATTCCGATAGATCCTAATATGGAAACTAATCTTCCTGAGAAGTAAGGATTATTTAATTGAGTAATTCCAGCACCAACTTTTAAATTTGAAATATCAGTTGGAGTTAAACTCTTGCCCAACCCTACAATAGCAGATTGGGAATAAGCAGAAATTGGGTTAGGGGACAATGATACTATTTGATGATTTCCAATATTTAACTCTGGATTATAGAATCTTACAGAACCTGAAGTGTCAAAGTCAGCTCTATATAATACAAATTTTAAGTCTTCTAACTGACTTGGTTCCCAAGTGGAACCATTCTGAGACTTAAATAAAGACCCAAGGGTTGGTTGTTGAGAGATTATAATTTTTTCAGAATCTGGTTTGTTAATAGTAGAAACATCAGTTTCTCCCATTCTAGAAATCCAAACAGTATAAGAATCAGATGCTGATACTAATACTAATGCATATCCACTACCCGTTTGTTCTAAATATACTGGAGATGGGAATACAAAAGTAGTAGGAACTGTTCCATCTTCCGAGATATTTACATCTTTTGCTTCCATAACAGTTTCTGCAAATGGTAAAACCTGTTGAGTAGGAGTTCCATTTTGCATAGTTCTAATCTGCAAGGTAACTGGAATATTATTAGTATCTTTTGAACGGAAGAATATATCACATTTTGTAATGAATACTCCATTAGTATCTGCTACCTCAAATGATTGTGCTAAAGGGTCTACCCACCTATTTGTAGTTCTAGTATTAGAATCAAAAATTGTATTTGTTGTGGTTGTTGCGTTTCTAATTCTAAGAGTGGTTTCTTGAGTATTATTTAAAGTTCCACTTGAAGTAAATACTGCATCCGCTGAACTATCAGAAATACCAGTAATTTGAGAATTTGATGAACTACTAGTTAGGGTTAGTGTCTTACTTCCAGTAAGGAAAGTTGGAGTAGATGGCAGATTAGAATCCGGAATAAAAAGAGATGCAATTAAAGTACCACTAGAGTCTGAAATTAATCTTAAATCTGAAATGGTAGCTATAGCACCACTTGTGTCTCCTATCAGTTGCATACCAATCGAAACGCAACCATAAAACTGTGAAGTAGATTTCAGTTGTAAACTAAATGTATCCACATTCAATAATGTAGAAGTAGGTGAATAAACACTAGGTAATCCTAATGAAATTTGATATGGATTTACATCATAGATTTCCGTAGGTGCATTGTACGGACCATATTTGTGATTTTGAGAAGCAAGTCTAAATGAAATATTTTTAGTACCTAATACTCCAGTTACAGTTTCTCCTGCTTGGAAAGTTCCACTTACCATCTTCACTTCCAAAAGTTTTGGAATGAAGTATTGATTCATATCTTTACTATCAAAAAATCCATAGAATCTAGTATTTGGTTTTAGTCTTTTTGCAACAACTTCAATATTTCTAGACCTCATTTCGAGAATAATACTTTGAGAAACTATATTAGAAGAAGTAGTTGCATCAAACTTCTCATTCACTTGAACTTGAGTTCCAGTCCTGTTAACTGTTGTTACATCTGTAACTAATCTTCTTCCGCTTCCTCTTGGGTCTATTGTAATATTTGATTCATTCCAAGAATTCCATTGTGCTGGAGCAAATCCAGTGTTACTATCTGCACCCAATGAAGATATAGTTGAATTATAATTCCCTTCCACATTTACAGTATTACTACCGATGACTTTAGATTCAAACCAACTATCACTAGATGGGTGCAATGCTATAGATCCTAACCAGTTAATAACATTAAATGGATTTACATTTTCAACTCTAGATGAGAATCTATTTTTAACATATTCTACATCTCTGTAGTTTAAACAAACTATATCACCTACTTTTTTAATATTTGGAGATCCTAAATCGTTAACGTATCTGGGGTCTGCATCTGGGTTATATACTATACCAGTGCCACTTACTAACTCAGACCCAAGTAACAAATCAATAGAAGTGGTATAATGTTGGGGTCTTAAAGTCTCATTCTCTAAATCAATACTTGATTTAAAACTAAGATTCTGAGAATCTCCCCCATCTAAGCTCTTAAAATTATCTACAAAAAATCCACACTTAAATTTATTTAAATTAGTCTGAGAATCTCTAATAGTTAAATTTTTAGTATCGGTCTCTAATAAAGATAACGAAGTGTAATATTCTACATTTGATACTCTATCATCTATATTAGAAATATCTTTCATAGTATATCTCTTATGTGGAGATAGAACAATATTGCAATCATCTACATTATACAAATATGCAGGTAAATAAATTGTAGCAACTTCTAATGCTGAATCTAAAGTATTAGGCAATGTTGGAGTTATTGAAGGAACTCCGGTATTAATAACAAAATTTCCATCTTTAGTTAAAAATAATTTATCAATTCTTGGTAAATAATATGAATATGATAGATTTATTGTTTTATCCTTAGCAAAAATATATGGAGATGACCCATACTCTGAAGAAAATACTCTTGAACTAAATTCAAATGGAGACGCATTTCCCGAGTATGTGGAAACTCTTGGCCTTAAATCAATAATATCAGTAGATCTTATTCCATTAAATACTGGTATATTAAATGAATACCTATCTTTGTCGTATGAGTTTACTCCAACGAAATCACCATCATCATCGGGTTTAATAGTATAGTTATTGTAGATTATTTTAAGTTTTTTTGTTGGACTCTCAGCATTCGACTTTCGTATAATTCTTGAAAAATCTAAAAACTCTTTTCTGTATCCATTATCAAAAATATAAGAATTTCTAATATTTTTATCCCCTACTGAAACTGAAAATACGGTTCCCTTTACATTAGATACTTCAAATGTAACTTCTTCATTGATAATAAATCTATTCTCATTTAAATATACTAAATTTACTTTATTATTAATAGTTGAAACTAACGTAGCAACTGCATTACTTTTAGTTCCAATAATCTTTTCACCAATACTAGAATTTAAAATATTAGAATTTAAATTAGTTAGAGTAATTGATGGTAGTTGCGGTTCATTAGTAGTTGAAGATTCATATACCGCTAAAACAGATTCAACATCTGGAATATTTAAAGATATTTCTTTATCTTCTACCCTTAAACCGTATACATTGCTGAGAGTTAGACCACTTGTAGAAGTAGATACTCCAGAAATAGTTTTATCTATAACTAATGTAGAGCAAGGATTATATATTTTTTTACGAGTCTTAGTATTAACTTTTTTAAATGTTACTGTAAGTATAGCACCATTTGAATTTGGAGGAATGCCTTGTATTGTTATAGTTTTATTGTTAGTTATTACTTTCTGATTATCTAATGAAACTATAACTCCATCTGAAAATGCTAAAGTATAATCTTCCTCATCAAATGGTTCTAAAGTTAAATCTTGATTGCCAGACTCTAATGTTACAGTATATGAACCTGTAGTAAAATTACCAGGAGCAATATTATATGACTTTTTGATGATTACGTCAGAACTTTCAAGATTTAAATTTGAAATGTTTTTATTATGCAATTCAGAATACAAATAAGCATTGGATGTATTCAATAGTTCTAATGTAATTTTTTTAAAATCATTTACTGTAGATACTGCAGTTGGTAAACTACCTAAACATACATTAGGGACATCTACAGTAGGAATGATTGTTATTGATTTTAGTGTTGGACTAATATTAGATACTTTACTGTATGTTGGTAGTTTGGAACTTCCAATAGTGTACGATACAATATCTCCTACATTTATTCCAGAATAGAAATTTTGATTTGAACTAGTTACTGTACTTATTCCAGAAGTACCATCCGAGATTGAGAATGAACTAGAAGAACCTAGTATTACTTCTTTAGACAACAATACGTCAGCAGTAAACCCATTTTGATATAATTGATGAATATCAGAAATTCCATAATCTCTAACGGATCTAATAGTTCTAGTATCATCTATGCCATTAATTTTGATTTGTTCTCCTATTAGGAAAGTTCCGGAAACTTGATATAATGATACTTCATTTGAGTTTGTTACATTAGACACTAAATATCCAGAAGCTCCACCATTTTTACCTTCAATAAAAGCAGGAACAGGTATAGTAGAAATATCTGAGTTTAAAGTGAGTTCAGTATATGTTTGAATATCATATAAAGAACATTCAAATTTTGTAGATGAATCTACATATTCAGAATTTTTAAGTTTAAAGTCGTATACTCTTGCTACACCAATTTCAGTTCCGGATGGAAAACCAGTACTTAACGTTCTATCACTGTATAATTTTACAATAGAAGTTGTATTAATTCCAACGGGAATGCTTCTACATACATTATTCAATATTATTTGCTTACCTATACTGAATGGTATAGACTCATTAATTACGGTAGTAGTCTGTCTGGGTTTACTAATATCAATTTGAGAAGTGGTAATAGTTTCTACTTCATATCCTTTAACATAGGCCTTACCTACATCTATACTAAGACAAGCTAAATCATTAGAAGGATTATTTCCCTCTGCAGTTTGTTGCCCTAGATTATAAATGCCATTATTTCCAATTTTATTATTCAATGATTCATTTAATGTAACTTTAAATGGTTTTACATAATAGTTTCCAGACTCATCATAAGTTCTTCTTGCAAGTTCATCAGTTAATAAACTATTAGTTGTAGTTTTTGTAATTTTTTCTACAATACCATTTTTTACTCTTAATAATTCAATAAAATTTTCATCATTGAAGTCATCTAATGATTTTTTAATTAAAGTAGTATTAATAACTAATCTATCTGCACCAGATGATGTATAATTTGAAAATCCCTGAGCATTATCAAACAAATCATTATATTCATTAGATGCTACAGCAAAGTCTTCTTGAATTAATAGACCAATTCTATATGATGGAGTATTTGTGTATTGGTCTAAAATGACTGTTTGTGGTGAAACTTCTACAAAATATCCTCTAATAAAATATACACCTGCTGCTATTTTTGCAGCAGTTCCTACAGAAGTAGATTCTGAAGAAATTGTAGTTGCAAAAGTAGAATTTGCTCGTAATGAAGATACTGAATAGTCAACATCTTCAAGAATAATCAAGTTTTCAGAATCATTAAATTTACTTAATCCAAAATTATTAGTATCAGAGCTTTGATACTTTATATAAAGTGTATAATTTGATCTATCAGAATCTACATTAGTAATATAATTGTCTATTTTTGCTTTAACTCCACTAGTTTCACCTTGAATCAGTTTTCCTACAAGATTATCAATATATGCAGATACGGGAATACCTAAATGAGAATCGTTAATTTCAACACAAGTATAATTAAAATCATAAGCAATTTGTCCAGGTATAACTACTGACCCTTCTTTGAAAAAATGATTACCAAATTTTTCAATTTGATTTTGTAAGATGGATTGTAATGTAGTAATTTCCCTTGCTTGAATGGAAGTCCCTGGTTTAAAAAGTACCTTATAATAATTTTTTAAAGGATCAAAATCATCGTAATATGGAAAAATGTTGAGATTTGTATTTTGAGCCATTTTTTTATCAGAACTCCAGTATTATTTTGATATCTTCTTTTTGACTTACAGACCTTGGAATTGCTTGCCTGGTATCTATGTAAAGTAGTTCACCGGAACCTTTTACATATTCTGAGGAAGAAATACCTGATGTGAAAGTAGTTCCTAGACGATAGATTTTATTATTTATAGTGGTAGAAATTCCACTAAATGAGGTATCAATTAATAATGGAGAAGGAGTGAATTCGCAATTAATAATAGTAGACCCACCTACCCCAACATTTGAACTAAATTCGTTTATACCATAACTAACTTCACTTTTAGCTAGTCCTACGGGTTGATAATACTTCAATACTCCAGTAGTATTATCCCAAGATGCCACAAATCCAATAGCTGTAGTCCCAGTACTTATAGTTTGAGTAATTACATTATCTATTGGATAAACTGTATTAGTTGAAGTAGTTTTTAATTTTAAAGATTTTAATCCACTTACATAAGTATTATCAGTATTAACTGTTGGATTTTTTATAATACCAACAGTAGCAAAATCATTTCCAACAATTGCATCTGGGTTATCTTGGTCAGTTTCATATCGAGAATATACTAAAACTCGATATGCTCCAAGTTCTCTATACACATCATACCCGTGTCCTCCTTTGGGGGGTATAATGACATCAAATTGAGCAGAATTATTTGTATCTGTTAAACTTAAAGATGAAGGAATTCCCGGAGCCCCCGGTTCAAATTTAATAATACCTTTAGTATATCCCATACCGCCATCTGTAACAATAATCTCTGAAACTTCACCAAAGGAATTAGTTATAATTGTAACTTTTCCTCCAGTTCCATCTCCTAATATAGGTATATCATTATAAGTAGTAGATTTTGTATATCCCAATCCTCTACTTCTAATCGATACTACTTCTACTTTTCCATCAGTGGCATTATTTTTTATTGAAATACTTTCTCCACTAGTTCCCCAGTTTTCGGGAACGGGAATAAAATTTACACTATCAAATTTTACAAATTCAATAGGTTTAATTGTATATAAGTATTTCCAAATATATCCATCCCCACTAGTTCCAGCAGGACTTGCTTCTAATCCTACAAATGTCGGTTGGTCTAATGATGGGTTTCCTTTTGGATTTTCAGGAGTAGCACCATTGTTTAAACAAATATAAACTCTAAAGTCTTCATTTATTACATAATAATTTGCATCATATAAAGAAGTTGAATTTGTTATAGGTGAAAGATTATACGCATTATAATCATTTCTATACATTTCATAAGTAGTTCCTGATACCCACTGTTCCTTTCTAATAACTCTAGAAACATCTGAAGTTAATATTTTTTTTAAAGTTATTATAGTATCTTTTACATTACTTTCATTTGCAAAACTATCTAATGGTGGAGGGGGAGATACTTGCCAAGATGGGGTTCCTCCTGCTTCTGGATTTAATGAATTTGGTTGACCTATAAAAGTATAATAATTATTTGCAGTACTACCAATAGAAACTAATGATTTAACAAAAGTTTCTGCATTCATTATTCTAAACTGATCTGATATAATTGCAGACATTTTAACTTAATATTTTTATATATTTATCAAAGTAATAGAGGGACTGTTCTGGAAACTTGAGATGAAGTAGATAGACCAATTAATCCGTTATCGGTATTCACATCGAATTGTTTAGGAGTTCCCAATTGTCGATTATCATAATCATAGAATTTACCCCAACTATAATTTCCATAAAAACTAGTTTGTGATAATCCTGCAATATTTACAGATAATCCACCATCTACAGCAACAAAATTGCATTTAACGGTAACAATTCCTGCGTTAGGTAGTGTTACATCTTCTACTCTATACACACCATCTATAAAACTTCTTGCAGTTCCAACTTTTGAATTTGGATAATTGGACATCCCACCTAAACTATCGGTTATTCCAGTCAATGCGTGTCCGCATATTACATTACTATTAGAAATTACAAAGTAGTCTCCAATTTCTAGTTGACTTGAATTAATTCCAAAAGTATTTAAAGAACTATATCCAATTCCTAAATTATCATTATCATATGTATTTGATTTTAGTTCAAAGTCTATTCTTCCAGTTTGTATTCCAGGAGAAGATGCAAATGTGTTAATTCCAACTATAGAACCATAATCTCCTTTAACCTTTACTGAAGTAAGTTTTTCATATTTTATTATGTCTAATGAAGTATAATCTAAAATATTAATATTTCTCTTGAATTCTGGTAATCTATTTGGACCGGAATCTAATTCACTGAAATATGGAAATGCATCATTTACATAAACTGCAGTATCATTGATACCTACAGAATTGATTAAGAATGTGTTAGGAATAATATTAGATTTTAAAGTCGTTCTTGATTTAGAAATCAAAGAACCATTGATAATTCTATCCGCAGTTTGTTTAGTCCAACTTAGAGGTCTAGCAGTATTTGTGATGCCATATCCAGTATAAACAAAAGTATCTAAAGTATTTGATTGTACTATTCTTTTAACAACTCGTTCTAATTGTTCTGTAGTTATTGCAGAGGTTATATTTTGTCTAGATTGTAAAATATCCCCATCTTTTATAGTTTGAACTGGAGTGACCTCCTCCACATCAGAACTAGACCCCCTATAGAATAATATAGTGCAAGTTGATCCAGAAGAAGGAGGCTCTGTAAATAATATTCTTCCAGCAAAGTATCTGTATGCTACAGTCGGTACTTGTAAAATACCATTAATAAGAATAAAGAAATTATTTTCGATAGTTAAATCTGAACCCGAAGGAACTTTAAATGTAATTCTAGTATCAATTCCATTCACGGGAGTTGTTATATCAAATAATCTTTCAAAACCATTAAATTTATTTGAAATATCATTAAACTGTATGAACTGTCCAGGATAATAACCACTAAAGATATCAGAAACAGTTTCAGTTACAGTTAATTTAAATTCATCAAATAAATTCCCCGCAGTTGGGTCTGTAGTTAATCCTACTACTCTTAGAACATCTCCTACTTTATATAAAGAACCTGGGTCATTTAATAAGAAATTTCCAATACTTGTATCACTTGCAACTAAAATCGATACTTTAGCACCAGTTCCTAATCCAGAATTTTCTGGAGCATATTCTACATCTAAGTTATAATATGGCAAAGGAGTATCGATATTTACAATAGGAACCGAAGTTGAAGTGTAACCACTTCCTGGATTCACGATTGTAAATCCAGTTATAGTTCCAGATGCTCCTACATTAGCAACAATGGACGCCCCGGTTCCAACTATGGAACCTAGGTTAATATATGGAGAGGTTCTATACCCGCTTCCTGCCCCTGTAAGATACACATTAGAGATAGTGCCTAATCCAGAAACAGAAACTGTTGCAGCAGCACCTACAAGAGGCACATAACCAAAGGCAGTATTGATACCAACATTTAAAATCTTACCGGAATTTGGAATTCCTGTTAAATAACTAATCTCATTTGCATTACTATTTTGAATTGTGAAATCAGTTTCAGGAACCTGTAGTACATTGTTTATGAATACTAATGGGTTATTACTCGCATTAGTTCCATAGTTTCTATTATTATAAATTTGTGTTATATTATTTTGATTTTCTTTTAAAATGAATGTAGATAGTCCTGTAAACTGGTCTGAGATATCATCAAAAATAAGATTTTTATCATCTGGATATGCAGGGTCAAATTTTCTACTGAATACTCTACCTGAGAAAGAAGATGATACTTTTAGTCCTTCTAACCCAGTAGGACCTTGTGGGGGAGATGTAAAGAATATAGTGTCTTCAATGATATTATAATCACCTCTGATGATATTAATATCAGACCCAGATGTATGATTATTTTCTTGAGTTCCTAGGAAACCTCGTTCAACATTTATTACATTAGTTGAACCTATACCTACATTAATTATTTTTAGGAGTTCATCATTAATTTTAAGAATATCAATAGTTGAAATGGAACTTATTCCCGAGTTCACATAAATTGAATTTATTCCCACATTAGCATCATTCACTAATCCTAAAGTGATTGGTCTATTGTAGAGTGGTTTTTGTATAATATTATCAATAGAAATTAAAGCATTAGCATTTGGATTATCTACAGTAAATTTATGAGTTCCTATTCCTAAACTAGTTAGTTCTAATCTTGTAGATGTAGATAGACCGGATACTTGGAAACTATTGTCATTAATTTTATTAACATATAACGTTGAAGGTAATATATCTGTAGATATTCCTCCTGAAACTAAGTTAGTAGTAGTAATTCTAATAGGAGTGCCACCTTGATATGAATAGAATATTTTTTGACCAGTTTGTAAGTTATGATTGGTAATATTAAAACTATAGGTAGTCAAATTTACAATAGAACTATCATTGGAGTTAAAAGTTCTACTGAAGAGAGGGATATTTTTATTAGTTAATTTGAATGAACTAATTCCAGATACTATATTACCATTTAATCTTCTAGAAAAACTTAATCTTTCAGTTACTATTCCTGAATATGATTTATGTGGGTATAATGTAAATACACTTCCAATTCCGATTGAAGTTATACCAGTATTTTCTGGATATGTATGATAAGTAGAGTAACCAACAATATCACCAACTAATAACCCAGCAGTAGATACTCCTAAGTTATATGGATAGTCCGGATTAAAAGTTACTGGTATATTTGATTGTATAGTTATTTCAGCATTAGTACCAGTAAACTGACTACTTATATCATCAATTTGAATTACTTTATTTGTATTATTTAAAATATAAGGAAGTAGGTCAATACCTTTAATCGCAGTTAATCCAACTCCAGCAACATTCCAAGGTTCAATCGCACCAAAACTTATTCTTTCCGCATATGACTGATTAACTTGAGATTCATCGTAAACAATTGCAAAATTATCACGAGTGGATAATGATACTTGATTATCTATTTTTATAATTAAAGTTACCTCACTTTTAGGAGGATTCATTCTAACAGTATTACCTGCCTGACTAACAACTTCTAAATCTGAAAATTCTCTATATCCTGAGGGGTGAATTACTGAATGTACAGGTTCTTTCCAATCACTGTATGGAACTTCACCTCTTATCGCATACGAAAAATTTTGATAATAATTATTATCTGATATTTTTTGTAATGAATTATTTAAATCTCCAATATTATTTTGAGTATAATTTATTTTATCTCTAGCTACTCCTAATGTCGATTTTAGATTGAAGTTATTTACATTTGTAATTGCTCCATTAAGATTTGATATCGATCCTTTCAATCGATATCCAATATCCAGTTTTCCTTCAGACTTATTAATTCTTATTTGTTTTAGTTTATTATCCCACCCATTTTCCATTACATATCCAATAAAAGTTTGATTTCCTTGTAAATCAACTCCAGTTATTTTTTCACCAGAAATATAACTAACATCATCAGATATATTCATTTTAAAGGTAGCCATATCTTTACGATTAACTACTGTTCCATATCCATTTGCTAAAGTGTAAGAACCAAATGTCCCAGGCAATCCAGTTATATCATATATTATAGTTGAAGTATTGACATCTACTGATACTACTTTAAAAAATACATAATTATAATCTTTAGAGTTATAATTATTTTGAGCATTTGATGTGATATTACAATTTTCTATAAAAATCTCATCCCCCACACTGAATGGAAATATACCAGATAATAAAGGATACGATGTAGTGTCTATTTGAATGCTATTTTGTGTAGGTGATATATTTGTTATTTGAATAATATCAAATCCATTAGAATTATTTACAGGTACTATTGGTAATGGTGTATCAAGAGTATTATCATTTAATATAATACTTACTTTGGATACACTATTTCCATTAAGTTCTGTAGTTAATTGCAATACATTATTTCCAATTACTTTTAAGTTTGGAGCAGTATTGTAATTTTTTCCTCCATAAAGCACATCTACGGATTTGACATTAGAAACTTTATTTAATATTGCAATCGTGGGTATAGATAATTTTGGTAATAGTGTGCTATCTGTAGGATAGTCAAATCCATCTTTAACCCTTTCTAATGTGTCAATTTTTCCTATTTTACTAGAAACCGTATTTAATAATTCATTACTTCCGGATGTTGTAAGTATTGAAGTGATTTTAGGTATTTTATTATGAATTTTTCCTTTTTCATTTACTTTAATAGTTTTTATCGGTCCTTTAGCAGTCTTTGATGTTGTAGAATATGTTGCATTATTAGCAATAATATTTTCAAAATAATTAGGTTTATTTTTTAAGTTCAATCTGAATGAAGTATCCGAAGTTGGAATTGCTGAATATTTACCATCATATAAATTTTCAAGTAGTATAATTTTACCTCCTGATATTACATCAGTATCTATAGATACTTGTTTTTGAGATAAGGGTGAATTAATATTAAAATCTAAAGTATAATACAACTCATTCGGGTACTTTTGATTAATAGTATCTAAAGTAGATGAGGTATATCTATATGGTTCTAATTCATATAAAAATTTTGAATCTTTGTATAATTTAATATATGAACCAATTCCTACAAATTTAAATATATTTCCCTTATTCAAATAAATTAATGGATTTACTTTTGCAATTGAATGTACACCAGTACCAGTACTAGTTAACTTGACATAGTTATTTTTAGATATGTCATCATAATATTGAGTTAGTTTAATGGCATTTGGATTTTCTCTTAATACAAAATATCTTTCATTATTAACTAATCCACCAATAGAAGGGTTGGTTAAATTCGTATATACAACTTTATCCCCGGTTTGAAGTGAATCATCTGAAATATAAATTGTTGATGTTGCAACATCAACTGATGTCGATGCGTTGAAAGTAACAGGTGCAGTAGTTATCTTGCGAATGGTTGAATTGTAATCTAGTTCAACTTCAAATGTATTAGAAGTTATTACTTTAAGATCAATTTCATCATTGGATGATAATAAATGGGGATACTTTGTATTGGCAATTATAGTGTATCTTTCAGTTTTTCCACTTATTAAATCATATTGAGTAGTAAATTTATGAGAATTGCCTAAAGAGTTGCTATTATCTCTAAAATATAATGAATTATAACTGACACCTATTCCAGTACTGGTAGTAAATCCCAATGTAGATAATCCTACAAAATTTGCACCATAATTTACTGCATATACGGTTTGTCCATCGACTAACTGAAACTGTGCCGAAGATGGAAAATTGGATACTTTTAATCCAACACCTGCAACTCCTACATTATATGTTAGGGGTTGACCTGTATAATATTTGTGATTTTCAATATAGATTGATTTAGGTGGAACAAAATAAGTAGTATTTCCATAATCAATATAAGTAGTTCCTATAGTTCCCAATCCTATACTATTTGAAGGATTAAAATATACAACAGAATTTTCTTGTAAGTTGGCATTAAATTTAGGTTCATTAAATGTAAATTTAGTAGGAAGTAGTTTAACTAAAGATATACCAGCACTATGAATGCCAATATTACTAATTCTATCTACGAGCAGTTGAGACTGGTTAAATTTAATGTCTCTAATTTTTAATACTTCAGAATCAATTTGAATATAATCATTAATACTGAATCCAGAAACATCATTGACAGAAATAGTAGTAGATAAACCAGTGATTCCTGATGATGGGATATCTAATGAAAGTCCAGATGTTTTCTGATTTACTGAAATAATTTTACTTCCTTCTAAAGATGAATATTGATTAGAAGAAATCGAAGATATCACAACAATGTCATTTGATACTAAACTATGAGGCATTGTCGTAATGCCTGTAATTATATTATTTTTATTTTTAAATATTACATCTTTTAAAGTAGAAATTCCTACTGTTATATCAGTTAAGGGAACTCCATTAATACTCGATACAGAACAACTTGGACTAATGGTATTTGGAGTATTTTCAAATTGAAGTCTATCTCCAACCATAAAATTATCACCTGGAGATACTATATTAACAGAATCTATTCCAGACTTAATAATATTATTTACTATAAATTCTTGCTTATATTTTGGGTCAATTTTATTGATTGGTAAATACCCAGAATTTTCAGAATTTAAATAATATGGACCAGTATTTCTAATAAAATTAATAGAATCTAAATTTAAATCTTGATTAATATATCCGTTGAAATTTTTAACTATTGGAGTATTTTTAAATTCCGCAGCTATTGTATATGGATATACTGGAATATTTAAGTTATTTAATGTTGTAAAATAAGCATAGGTCCCTTCAGGAAACTCATTAGTTTGAATAAACATTCCGTTATGCTCATCCAAATCTCCAAAATTTGGAATATACCTATAATCTTCTATGAAATCACCATTATTCCATTGAGCAGGCCTTATACCACTTATACTATTGACATCTACATTAGGTAATTGATAACTACTTTTAACTTTTGATGGAGAAGTTGATGAAGATAAATTTGCATAGGGTCCATAAATTGGATTTCCATCATAAGCCCACCCTAGAATAGGAGAAGCATTTCCCGAGTTATCTCCAACTTCATCTCTTAATTTTTTTGGTGGATAAAAATTAATATACTGCAAAGTTTTTTTAACATTATTACTTGGTATAAGAATTCCTTCTCCTGAAAAATTCTTTATTTTATTTGAGTATTTTTTATATTGGTTTAACGTCCATTTTGTTAAATTTGCTATAAATTTAGCAGAGCTTCCTCTCTTTACAATTTGAAGACTGGTTTGTTTATTTACATATCCAAGTCCAGGATTTACTATAGACACATCTGTAATTCTACCATTTTCAACTTTAGGAACTAACAACGCATATTTTCCAGAACCAGTAATTATAATATCAATATCTTCACCATATCCAGAACCACCAGATAAAATTTGAACTCCGACAATTTTTCCTTCAAATATAACTGGATTAAGTAATGCTTCAGTAGATGGAGTTTGAATTTTTACATCTGGTCTTCTATGGAAGTTTATAATATCCGAAGACCCATAGTTAGTGCCATAATTTTCTATAAATAGACTTTCAAATTCTCCCAATACAATAGGTACAAACACTGGAGAAATTGCAGTTGAAGATATTCCAGAAGTAGTTTCTACAACTACTTGAATAGGTGGATATTTAAAAGTATGTGTTCCTGAACCAATAGAATTTAGATTTACAAATTTATTATGTGAGTAATTGTAATAAAAATCTGTAGAAATAGTTTGTGCTAATCTGAACTTATTGTTATCAATTACATTTACAATATATTGACTAGTTGTAGATAGTCCTGAAACTCGTGTACCTGTAGTTGAGTATACAACGATATCTTTTTCTTTTAAATTATGGTTTTTAACAAGTATGTAATTATCAAAAGTATTAATTGAATCTGTAGTATCATCAATATAGTTTAAAGATGAAAGTTTAACAGTTTTATTTGAATAATTTTCTCCACTCTTTTTCACATATACTTCAGTTATAGTATTTTTAATATCGACTGTCTTTAAATAATAAATTCCAGTATTATTATTTCCAATAACAATTGCATTATTTTTATTGATAGAATCAGATTTATTTCGGTATAGTTTAATTTGAGTTGAATTTATAACACCAACATAATAAACTGAGTTGTTAACCAATCCCACTAATTCTGGATTTGAATTATTTTGATAAATTACTTGCTCAGTATTTTGAAAATTATGATTACTTGTAAAAGTAATCACATTTGATGATATTGCAGAACCTAAAAAGTAAGATATGATAGGTGATTGTATTAAATTGCTTTCAAGCACTGCACCATATCCATTTCCACCAGTTATAGAAATCTTGGGTTTGACTTGATATCCAATACCTGGAGAAATTACCTGAATTGCTCTTACCGTGCCTCTCATATTGGCGTGAACTTGTGCTCCAATTCCTTGCCCCCCCTCATCACTAATTTCAATCGTAGGGGCATTTATAACATCATAATCCTTTCCTGAATTTGAAATTGTAATGTCATTAATTTTACCATAATAATAACCTTCATTAAATATAGCAGGTGAATATAACTCAACTCCATTAATAAGTAATCCTAAAGACTTACCAATTGTATTTTTACTTGTGGCAGTATTTTCATTATTTTTATTATTAATATTAAATATTTTTAATAATTTTTGATGTTCTAAAACTGAATCATTTTTTCCTTCATATCCTAATTTTACAATAGTTCCAATATTTGATACACTAGTTTGAATCCCTATGTAATTATTAGCATAAAGATTACTATAACTGTATGATAATGATATTGAAGTTTCGGTGTATCTATTTACAAAATAAGTTCCAGTAGAAAGTCCAGTAAACTCTAAACTTGGAGTAAAATAAACCTTCTCTCCGGTATAAAAATAGTGTAGATCAGTAGTGGAAAATATAGATGTTTCAACTCCTGCAGATATTAAACCTACTTCTCTATTATCTAATATAATATTTTTATAATCAGGAAGTCCTGAAGATAATACAACTACATTATTGGTTGAGGTATCAATATAAGTATTTTGAATTCGGGAAGTAATATTAGGGTTTAACTGACTTTTATTGATAACTTTTTGAAATCGATTGTAATTATTAGATAATACTCCTAAAACAGTAAACTTATTTTTAGAAATAATAGTATTTACGGAAACTGTTATTGTAGGATTATTTGGAATTGTAGTGTCTGATAGTACTATACTATCTCCCTTATAAAGTAAAACATCATCTACCGTGGTAATTATATTACCAGTGATATTTGATATATTATGGTAAGTTGGAAGATTGTACATCCAACTATTATATTCAGGAAAATTTTGATAGTTTTCACCAAAAGAAGAAAGATTTATTTTATCTCCAACTCTCAAATTAGAAGTTTTTGAATAATCAATAGATTCTATAATATTAAATATTCTAAACTCAAGAATATTGCCATTATCTAATGTAGAGTATGCAAAATTATTTTCAATAATATCAGTATTGAAAGGAACTTTAGTATTAACTCCACTTACATTTAGGAACTGGTTCGCACTTTTATTTTGGTAAGTAACTGGAATAAAGGTGGAACTATTAGATGAATGTATATAAACAGTACCTGAGATTGGGAAATCAACAGTTGAATCGACAGAGATAGTATTAGAACCAATACTGATATCTTCTATTGTATTAGTTTTCTTTGTAGGAATGAAGTTATAGATAAAACTTTCTGAATCTAATGAGATTTCATATAAGTCTCTGTTATCAGTCCTCCTATATTCTACATTATAAATTGCAGCACTAGCAGTCCTTCCTCCGGGAATAGTTTGAAATATAGTATTTCCAATTAAATCTATAGGATTTCCAACTCCACTAATCTTTTCAACAACAATATTTTTAGTGACTAGAGATGGATTGTTAGATGGTTTTATTGTAAAGTTTTTAGGATCAATGATACTTATGTCCTTACCATATAAAACTTTAAATAGCAACTTATATGAAGTATCAGTTCCCTTTGAAGCATAGAAGTCTTTTGCTCGGGTTAGTATATTTTGTAAACTTATCTGTGGATAAAAGTTACGTTCTTCAAAACCTAAAAGATATTGGGACTTGAACTTTTTAAATATTTCATTAAAAAATAGTAAATTTAAATTAAATACCTTACTTCCAGAAGAATGTTCTTCAACTGAAGTTGATTTAAATATTAACTCAGAATGGTCTGAATTGATATCAATACCACTGAATCCACGAACGCATCCGGTGAAAGATGTTGTAGTAATTCCAGTATAGGTAATAATCTCATTATCTATTTTCAAAAGTCCGTATGAACTAGGAAATCCAAAAGTATTATTAACAAAAATTTCATCAGCAAAAGATAATACATTCGAACTTAACTCACAGGAGTTGTAGAACGTCTCTGCATTGAAGTTTTCAATTCCTTTATATTGATTTAAATTGATTGCAAGGTCATTTAATCCCGTAGTATATTCCTGAGAAGTATAATATTGTTTTAAAAACTCTTGAAAAAGTGGAGACTCCTCATTTAAAAATTCTGGAATTTGGGATTCTATAAAATTTTGAATTTTTACTCTTTTTATTTCTGACATTTTTAACGAATATAATTACCGTTGGAATAGCTTGAAGTTACTGCATAAGAACTAGCAGAAAGATTTTCACCAGAAGATATAGTATCTTCTATCATATTTACGACTGTATTTTGAATATTAAGGTCTAAATATATATCCCTCAAAGCAATGACATCATTTGATTCAGGTACTGCCTCAACTTGTATTTCAGAACCAATTATTGTGCTAGTAATATTTACTGGATTTAACTTTATCTCTCCTGTTTTATAATTAACAATTCCTGCATTATTACTCACAATAAATGGAACTCCAGTATCTAATGTAAAGAAGAATATATTTCCAGTAGTGTCATTTATTGGTGAATCACTTAGATATACTGTTGAAGATACATTTTTAATATTAAATCCAGTTGATTTAATATTATATCCTCGGTTATCAGTTAGATTATTTTTTTGAAGATGAAATCGATTTCCAAAGCATAACTCATAAGTAGCGAGTGTATTATAAGCTGGAGTTATATTTCTTCTTATTTTTACTTTAGTAATGTTTGAAGTAATTGCATCACTTACACTATCAACTAAAGATACAAACTTACTATATTTAAATCTTCCACCAAAACTATTTAAATCAGAAGATTTAGAATAGCTTGTAATTGCATTTTGGACATTAGTTTTTAATGTGTTGACATCTGAAGACTTTGATTTGTTATAATAAACATTTGTATTTAACTCTACATAAAGATATTTCAAATCTATCAGTTCTTGTTTAATTCCGGCTACACTATACAGTTTAAGTTGTTTTAAAATTCTTTCTTTAGTTGCTTGAGATAAAAAAGAACCATTCTTTGGTTTTACTGATAATAATACTTTTCCATATTGAGGTGGGTCTAACTCTTCTCCTCCATATGCAGTTACAGACTCTACATTTGAAAACAGATATGGTATTAACCCAGCATAATCACTTGCAGTAACTGCACGATACTGTGATGAATAAACTCTAGGTGCAAGATATTTGATTGCATCGACTGGTTCAATCGAATCACCATTTTCTGATGATTGAATTGTAGTTAACAATGAAATACCCTGAGTAATAGTATTATCTTCGTTATCTTTTAAAATTCCCGAGAATGTAAAGTTAGCCGCACCATTACCAGAAATTCCATTAGTGATAATATAACTGATTGTAACTGTGCTATTATTTTCCGGTGTCTTTCCTAAAATGCCATCTCCAAATAAAATTTGATATTTTTCATCCAATACTTCTTGTATTAAAAATAATTTAGTATTTTTATTAACTTCAAATATATTTTGATATTGTTTATATTCTTCGACTGTAGTTGTAGATACTTTAACTCTAATTGTTGAGGTATCTACTCCGGGGTTTGGAATTAAAAACTTTTGATTTAATTGAGAGCTATCAACTACATATGATTTTGTAAAATATGAACCTTCAAAAATCTCTATATTATTGAAATATGCAACTCCATCATCTCCTACTGGTGATATAATATCCTCTGGAATTGAAAATATATAATTTCCACCCTGAACCGAACCTAATGCTACAATGCCCGATTTGAGGGTTATAGTCTTATTATTGGGTGAGACTACCGAAAAGTTTACAATTGCTCTTGCTGCCCGTTTTGAACGGGGCACATAACCTATATTTCTTGCTAAGGATACTACATTTTCACGAAGAGTTGCACTGTCAATAAAACTTTCATTCACAGCCATATTGGTGTTGAATGAAGTGATATATGAGTTGTATGCTAAAATATCAATGATATTAGAAAAGTTAGACCCTTCAAAATCAAAGTCAGTAAAATTACTATTCGCTCTCAAATAATCTTTAATTTGAGTTCGAATATTGTTAAAATCTAAATTTGTAAATTGATTAAAAGCCATTATATTCTAGTTGGTTGTAAGATGAACTCTATATTTTGTGGTGGCAATGGCAATCCAACAATATCATAATTTATGGTTACATTCAGTTCATTTGTGTCATCTATAGGAGAAACCACTATACTTCTAACTCTAATTCTAGGTTCAAAGTTATCTAATAAAGTTGTAATTTGTTCTTCTAATATTGAAGAAACTTCTATTGTATTCAATTCAAAAAGAAGACTAGATGTAGAGGTTCCCAATAAAGAATTGAAGAACCTCTCTCCTATCTGAGTCTTCACTAAATTCATTACAGATTTCTTAATGGCATCTTCATTTTTTAGAGTTAAAATATCATTAGTTACAGGATTTCTTGCAAAGGATAAACTAATATCTTTAAAACTCCTTGATATTTGAACAGCCATTTAGATGGTATTTGAATCGTATATTATTTATTCATTCAGATAGAAGGTTTTTATTGGTTTTTCCATATACTGGCTCGGTTCCATACTCCCAATCATCATAATCTTCATCATTACGAATTTTCTCGTGTAGTTCAGATTGTTTTGCAAAATTATGCTTAGGTGCAAGGTCGTGCATTACTTCTTGAATTACTCGATTTGTAGGAATACCATTGTAATCGGTAACTAGTTTCACAGTTCCCCACATTTTTTTCATATATTCGGGGTCTCTACTTACTGGTAAGTTAGACATTTGATTCTCCTGTTTTAAAGTGTAAAACAGAACTTTTAATAAAGGAGGTTCCTATCTCCTAAAGTTATCTAGCTAATTCTCTAAGTGTGTAATTATCAGTATTAAAATATTTCAATAACTCCAATGCAATCAGTTTTGGATTTCCTTGACCACAAGTATAGACATCTATGGATGCACATCCATTTTCAGGCCAAGAATGTAAAGAACAGTGACTTTCAGATAGTGCAATTACAATCGTAATACCTTGAGGATTAAAACAATGACTAAAAACATTCAAAATAGTCATATTTGCAAGAGAAATTGCCTGAATCATAGATTCTAATAAAGGCTTTTCTTCATTTAGAAGATTAAATTCTACGTCGTATACTTCTAAAAGAAGATGAGACCCCATAGAAAACTGTTCCAACTCCGAATACCTCTATAAATTTTGATTAAAAGAAAAAAAAAATCTATAGAATTTCTTCTATAGATTTCAATTCTTAGTTTTTTTGTATATTATTTATCCTTTTCCTTGTCGATGATACGCTTTTTTAGCTTTATTTCGACTAGTTGCGGAATATTTTGTGTTCTTTCCTTGACCTTGACTTGTATTTTTTGGCTTACTCTCGATTTTCATCGTTTTCTTATTGACTGCCATTGAAATTTTCTCCTAATTTGGGTTTTTTACGCACATTTGGCCTTCTAAAACGCATAAAATTCTTATAACGTTTCAAAGAAACAAAAAAGATGCTTTGAAAGGTGGTTTGGTTCCTTTCAAAGCATTCTATCATATCCTCAGAGTGATGTCAAAGATGATTTTCTTAGATTACCCGAGTTTTCTCGTGTCCGACACGGATTTTAGGATCGCACCAAATCTCAAAACCTGCTGCAATGGCATCTAAACAGAAACTTACATCTTCTCCACACATATCTTGAACCTCTCCAGACTCAAAAACTTGCATCTTTGGAGCAAACCACGGATATTTCATCTCAGGATGTTCAAATACTCCTTTCTTAATCAAAGTCCAACCAAATCCAGTGTAATCCACTGTGAAAGGCTTCCGACGCTTACTCATTGTTTCCAAGGTCTCGTGATTCATCACACCACCATTACCTCTGAAATCATCTTCATCTAACCAGTGAGCTACTGAGGAAGTGTGACCATCTTCCGTACAATACCAACCAGCTGCAATATCTTTATCCATTGCAACTAGACGGTAGAAAGATTCGGTATTAAACACAATATCAGAGTCAATCCATAACTGGTAGTCATAATTTAGTTTACCATCCCAAGGAATTTGGTTAGGACCTCTCAGAACATTAGCTCCTAAGCACTTACAACGTGCAAAGTTTACCATTGAACTATAGTCCTGTGAAATCTGAATAGCAGCTCCTGCCTGAACTAAGTCAAAACATAGTTGAACAAAGTTCTTCAGATAAACATATGAAACTCCTCTTCCAGGTAGACAAAATACAATTGTCTTTCCTTTAATTAACTCTTTTGCTGCTTGTAAATCAAACTCATCCTCAAGGGTCTTTCCCTCAGGAGCTTTTGCCTTTACTGTAAATCCTTTTGCCATATTGTTTTCAAATTTGTAACGTGATTATTATAGCACCCTCAGTCAATATTATGAGTGCTGTTCGTTGGTATTTATAGAGACAGTAATATCCTTATCTGACCCCCCGTTCGTCCAAACTAACCCTCGGATAATCTTTAAGTTTTCTTCGATATTTTCATTTGATATTTCAGTTAATACTACTTTCCCTTCTACGGAAATATTATAAGTATTCATCTTCTACTTTTCTTAGAAGTTCTTGAATATCATCTTTGATACCTTCACTAAGTATTAACCTCTCGTCATTCTCAATTCTATACTGAAGTGTTTCTATTAGAATATCTTTCTCATATTCATCAAAATCTATTTTCATTGTTTTACCTATTTTTCAAAGGGGACATTTAAAAATTATATATGATTTATATTTTTTCACAAAAAACACTTTTTAGCAATATTTTTTTCCTGGGGAATTTTTTTCAAAGAGAGGTAATATATTATCGATTTTGGTAGTTTATAGCTTAGGGTAGTACATCGAAATTATATAAGGGGGGGCATCGGTAACGGTTAATAATACCCAACAATCATAATACACTGTCTATTAGAATAAACGAAGAACTGCGATTAGACTGTTATTCTAATAGACGAAGGCAAAAAGTAACGAAGTAAAACAACACTGTTTGATTAAAATACCCTACCCTCCCCACGTATCCCATAATCAAAAAACTGCGATTATCAGTAACACGAAGTCACTCTCAATCACAGTTGCATCTTATCAGTAATACGAAGTAATGTCAACTTCTCAGATATTATAATCACGAAGTGATTGCCCGAAGTTGATTACATTTAGAGGTCGATGTAACGAAGTAAAACAACACTGTTTGTAAAAAATACATAACCCTCCCCCCGTATGCCGAGTTGAGTGTAACGAACTACACAGTGTTATGTGTTACTTCCCCTAGACGAAGTTGGCAGGGCAAGTGTGCAAACAGTGCTGATAATAACGAAGTAAGCAACACTGTTTGCACGAAATACACTACCCTCCCCACGTATTCGGTATTCTCGCTCTACACGAAGTAAGCACCGAGAATACCTATACACGAAGTCTAGACTGCAACCACCTCAGCATCTTCTGCACTCACAACTGCCTCTACATCGTTATCAGGGGCAATCGCATTCAGAATGTTGAGAATATCGTTGCCAGTGCTACCCTTGCGGAGCATAGCAATCATCAGGTCACGGTTGAGTTCGTTAGTCATTGTTTTGGTTGTTTTGGTGTATTGAACGTGTCGGGGGTGTCCCTCCACCCCCTTAGAATACCATATTTTGGGGTCTGTGCTCATTGAATGTGCCAGAAAGATTAGTGGCACATAATGTCTGAGACTTACCGTGCGACTGGGAGACTGGGAGTTCTCTCATAAGCATTCCTAATAACTGGGGTTCCGGGGGTTGACATTTTTTGAGAAGTGTGGTATACTTATGCAGGCCTAGACGACAAGAACTACCACCATTAAATCATACATTAAAAGACAAAGAATAAGAGCATTAAATGAGATATCAATACAAGAACTACCACCATTAAATCATACATTAAAAGACAAAGAATAACACATATCTATTGGTAAACAATAACTCTTTTTAGATAAGCATTAGTAATCAAACAATCACAAAAGACTATATTTTTTTAAACCTTTTTATTGTTTATGATTATGATGATATCAACACAAAAACAGTCTATTTATGATGATTTCAAATAGTATATTTGAACCTTCACATACTGTATAATATCACACATTCATTCAGATTGTCCCAGAGATTGATACTGAGAAATATACCTCAAGAAATCAGGAACTTTATCATTATCATAAAAGCAATCATACTCCTCTGGAATACTTACCTCTGGATACTGATAACTAATCTCATTCATTAAATATTGACCATACCGTAAATCACCTGAATGAGTAATAAAACTTGCATTCACATTCTGTATAAACTGATTAAAATCAAAACTCATCATCATCTTTTGAATTGACTGAATGAAGAGCATAGTTTAATACAAGTGCTACACCCATTAGAGTAAGATACACTACAACATAAGTCATAATCAGTCAAGGCAGATAAAATCATAATCAATAATGTCTTCACCTTCTTCAAGATTTAGACATTCAGCAATAGCATCAGGAATGAACTTACGAGGATGACTATTCTCATCAATCGCAATTTCAATCTTAATAACCCAGTTTTTGGTATTCATAATCAAGGAAGAATACAGAAAGAAGCACAGAACTTGCGAACCCAATGTAGAGTATCAAAATACCCACGAGGATTAGACATCACCATACTTGTATCCTTACGAGGATTGTAAGCAACAGCAATGTACCTATAAACATCAGGTGCTTCTTCAATCTCTTGAATCCACATTTGATTTACATTACCAGACTGCCAATCCCAACGGGAAGTAGTATAATGAAAAACATCAGTAATCATTTTCTTATTAAATGAAGTAGATTTAGTTTTGAGTGTATCCATCAAACCATTCTCCCTCTTTACGAGTTTTAGGGTCTCGGCAATGTTCTTGTGCTTGTTCAAGAGTTAAACCTCGTTTGATAATACGATTCGATTTGTTCAAGTGAGGAGCATAGGATCGAATAATGTTGTAAGTCATTGTGATTTAGATAATGAAAGTGGTTGGTGCTTTATGAATGTTCCAGAGGATTAACTGGCACATTCATAATCGTAATCTACAATATCATCTGGTAGCATTAGTTGAGTTCCCATTGAAAACTCATCTAACAAATAATCCACAGTGATATTCATTTGATTTGCATACCATTCAAACATCAAATAATCTTCAATATGAATTTCGTATCCTTCGGTTTCAATAATCTGTTGATTCATTTTAGTCATTGGTGTTATCAAGTGCGGAATGGACTTTATCAAATAAAGAGTTCATATCAATATCATACAACTCTTGAATCTCATCCCAATCTTCGTGAAACTCAATCAAAGTTAAAATATCTTGTAAATCTTTTTGATTAAACATTTGCTTTGATTGATTACTTCGTAATCATAGCACGGATTTGGTCGGTTTGGACGATTATAGGGACAGTGCTACAACTGGCACATCAGTATTACTTACTACTCTCTTTTGCTAATGTTACCTTATCATATTCATTTGGATAAACTAACAAACACACATCCTTTGATTTATCTTCAAATCTATGAATACAAACTGTAATATATTTCTCACAGATAAAATCAACAACACCGTGCATTCCACGATAATGAACTTCAATTCCTTCTGCAAATGTTATTCTTGGCATTTAATGAATAAAAACAACTCTCTTGCATTAGTTTATCAGCATTATGTGATACTGTAAATCCTATTGCAAGAGAAGTTAAAGTAAAACAACAGATGAGAAAACTATTCATCGTGTGCGAAGATAAAAACCTACCCAATCTGCACGTTTGTACATTTCCTCACGAGACTTATCATCTAAAAGATTATACCTCACACCTTTGGCAGGAGATTTCCAGGATGCAGATTTGTACACATCACCAGTATTCAAATCAACAAATGCGTGAGCACTTCTTTGACCACTGGGTTGAGTGATATGAACAATACGAGCATACTTTCTACCTTTCTCGTAAGTATATTCATCTACACCTTCACCCATTGCAAGTTGATTGATTTGCTCAATGTGATAATCAACATTCTCTTCCTTGTTGATATAGTTTCTATGAAGAGCAATAGAATACTCTTGATAGTTTGTGCGAAGAACTCGGCAAAACTCTTCAATTCGGTCAATAACTTTATTAGCAGTGGCAGTAGTCATTTTTTCAATCATCTCCAAAGTTATTAGAAAGGAAATCTTCAAGTTCATCAAGTTTGCTATCACTCAAAGAGCAAACATACTCACTGATAATAGTAGCAAGCAAATCAGGGTCTTGCCTACATTTCTCATACAAGAACTGTTCAAGTTCTTCACCAGTAGAATAACGAAAATCAGTCATTTGAAGTTCAGTTTGCGTTTGATATGTTGAAGTGCTTGCTTGCGTGCTTTTAATTGTGCTTTGCAAGTTCCTTTCGTTTTTTTATTTTTGTTTGAGTTGTGTTGCCAATTTGGAATAGTCATTTCTTTTTTTTGGTATGAACCTATTATAGGACATAATCATCCCGATTGGAGGTGTGATGTGCCAGAAGCACAAGTGTCACAGGGTCTCAACGTCCTCTAGCAATTCTGGGTAGTAATCTGTTACTTCTGTAATGAGTTCTTCATCAGTATAATCTGCTAGATTATCTTTCAGAGTATCATAAACCAAACACTCCATAGTTTTATAATCCATTCCTTCAATTATTTGCTGGATATAATCCTCAACAAGTTGCTTACGGTCAAAAGACATTTTGTTAAACTCCAAGATTTCAGTGTAAAGGTCAGACATTAGACATCAATTTCAGCAAGTTTCTTTTGCTTACGCAAATCAGTGATAATCATTTGAAGTTCTGCAATATCTTCATACAGAACTTCTGCTTCATCAGCAAGATTCTCATATTGGTATGAACCTATTATAGGACATAATCATCCCGATTGGAGGTGTGATGTGCCACTAGAATAAGTGGCACATTTTCATACATTATTCCTTAACTACAACTTCAAGAGGTACTTTAATCGCAGACAACCAAGTATTCAAATTATCCATCAAATCTTCATTTGATGGATTTTCAAAATTGATATTGATACTGCGAATAGTATCACGATTGTCATTACGACAATCATAGTCCAAACGATAAGAGGTTTCCATCAAGCAGCAACGGGTTCAGTTGCATTTTCCAGAACCGCAGAATCATAGTTATCCAATGCTTCTACAAGTTCAGCACCAGTTTCTGCTTTCGTGATATTTACAATCAGTTGAGCACCAGCAGGATTGGTATCAACGAGTTCAGCAGCAAGAGCAAGTAGTTTGGTAGACATAATAATAAAATCAAGGTGAATAGATTGGTGCTTTTTAAGTCATCACCAGGACTATTGAAATCAAACACTCAAAGAGTATTCATTTCATTTTAGCCACTAACTCTTTAACCTTATCTACAGACTTACATTGTGCTCCCTTGATTGCTTTTGTAATCGAAGTTGTAAGCATCAAACATTGATGACTTCTGACATCACAAATTGCATACACTTGTTGACGAGTTTTAATATCAAAAGTGGTTCGGATTATCATTCTGTTTGATTGAAAGGTGAAAAAAAGAGTGTGCTATGCTATCTCTTAAACACGAGAGAGAGCATCAGTTTTTTGCTTGGGATTTTGAGTTTGTTTTACCCAAGTAGAAGTGCGACGGGAATAAACTTGTGAAGGAAGTTTAGATTTTCCTTGCACCTCATTGATAAGAGAAATGAAGTGAAGAAAAAATTGTTTTTCCATTCGTTGCTCGGTGGTCATTCCTTGACTGTGAACTTCGTTCATCATAGCACGGATTGGAGTGTTTGTCAAGGGGTTACGAGATGTTCTAGTCATTAGCATTCCTGATGGGTATAGGAACTAAACTAATTCCCAGTGATAACCAATGCCACAACCATAATTATCATAAATCACTGTGCGTTTGATAATGTTGGAATCAAGCATAGGTTGAATTGCTCGCATCCGTTGCGAAGAATTCAAAACAGAATTAGTGTTTCCAATCTCTTCAAGAATTGCAGATTGTGCTTTAGTGAACTTCATCTGTTTTCTTTTGATTACTTCGTAATCATAGCACGGATTCCGGGGGTTTGGGGGGTGTAATGTGCCAGAAGGATTAGTGGCACATCGTATCATTGGTCTCACATAAATTGATGAGACAATGCGTATTTCACAATCTCAGTGCGATTATTTTTATATTCAAGAATCAAATCAACTACGTGCTTCAAATTTGTTTCATCTACTTCGTTTACATTACTATTTTTATTAAGTGCATTCATAATAGATGCAATCTCAAAATCATTTGAGAATAAAATATTTCGATGGTTATCAATTTCAAGATAATCATCAACTGCATCAGAACTTAAATGAAATGGAATGTCAGGAGATAACATACCCAACGTTGCAAGACGTTCGGTAGCACCAACAACCCACAGCATTTTACACTCATCAATTGACAGTTGTGCTTTCATTGTATTAAGAATAAAAAAAAGAAAGAGAGGGTGTGAATCACACCCCACAAAGTTGTTTTGTCACAGAACCAGATGCTTGACGATTCAAAGAAACACCAGCACCTACAGTTGAACCAACATAAGCACCTTCTCCACTTGCACCATTCATTTTCTTTCCACGTACAAATTGCATCGTGGAAAGTTTATCTTTCACTGCGTTTGCATCATCGTGTACTCGGTTTTCTTCTTGTTTCATTTCAAGCAAACGCAGTGCTACTTTATCAGCAAATGCCTTGCGGAAATTAAGTTTGAAAGACCGAGAAACACTCTTACCAGTCAGATCAGACATAATCTTTTCTGCTGAATGTGCAACTTCTGCTTCTTTCTCCATCACCTGAACCAGATAATCAAA